TCTGCAGTTGGGGCCCTGAGTTGGGGTTGAACACCATACGTTTATTTACACGGTATTCATTCCAATCTTTGGGCAGAATCTTGTCCGGATTCTTGGCTTTACCTTTGCGGTCAGCGTAGTCTTTCTCCCAAGCCAGTAGAGTTAATCGGTCTTCCAGAGAAACGATCAACGGGTGTTGAGCAAAGATAGCCTCCTGCTCATGCATGATTTTTTCAAGGACAGTTCTGGCCTCCTGTACCCGTTCCGGATTCAGGGGCATGCCTGAGAGCTCTACCTGAGTGATCACTTTCTGTGAAGGCATCATCAGGGTCTTGTAGAGTTCTTCCTGTTGGTCTGACACCATGATCGGGTAGTACTTGTCGAACACATAGTTCGTGCACACACCGTCAATAAGGTTGTATTCCAGCAGGTCTGGCAGCGGGATCTTCAGGACGTTGGTGATCTCTGCCTGAGCCCAATTGCCGGCATACTCCTGAGCCAGGTCTTTCAGGCTGAGTTCGTTACCGGCACAACTGTTGGTGGCCAGGTACGCAATGATTTTTGTGTCTTGGATTCGCTGATACATCAGATGCAAACCGTGGAGTAGCCCGGCTGTGTCCAGCAGGTTGTCCATCCACAGGTTGTAGATCAGTACCTTGGTATCAAAGGGTGAGTTGTGGTATTTCAGCGTGCCTTTGTAGTTCTCGAAGAACCAACGCAGCAGCCAGCGTACCTTGTGATTGGGGACCATCTTGCCGTAGTACCCGTCTTCGGTGGGTTCCTCAAACGGCTGGTAATCGACCGGGAAAGCAATCCCTGAGTGCTGATCCCAACTGAACGTAATGGTGGCAATCCCGGCTTCTTCAAAGCGCAGGCTGGCGGTTTCAACGTCACAAGCCAATGAGGGATAATCCATCAGCTTGGTCAGCCAGGCTTTGACATCCTCAAGCATCATCGGGTAGTGAGCATCTTTGAGAATGTCTTTACCTAATTGGTTTGTCTGGCCCAGAACGGTGGTGGTCAGAGCGTTCAGACTCATAACCATCTTGGCTTCGTTCTTCGGATCGTAAATCAGAGATTTGTGATTAACCCCCAGGATTACGGTGAAGTGTTCGTAACCTTCAATGACACAAGGCAAGGCATAGCCCAGATGCTTTTGGGCAGTCTGGGATTTGGTGAGTGCCTTGAAGTACTCGGCGTCTGCACAGTACAGGAACTTGGCACCCACACTGTCCAAGGCAGGAAGTAGCTGTTCCAGATATTCAAGAATAAATTTCTTGGGGGCTTTACCTTTCTCGTTGTAAGCCAAGGTGAACGAAATGATTTGGTCTCGGGGAACCCCTGCAGCAGTGAGTGGGTTCACATAACTGCTCTGGATTTCCAGGGTATTAAATGCGGCCGCTTTAATAAGCAGCGCCACTGGATACGTGGCTGATTGATCAAATACCAAGTGGCGCATAAGGCAATTCCTCATATTGATATAAAGTGAAGCAAGTGAAGCGGGTTATATCAACAAGTTTAACACCATCCGTTGTTTCATTAATTCAATCGGAATGGTGTTCTTTTGTTTAATAGCCTCTGCTTGTTGAACTGTTATTTCTTCTGCACGACATACACAACTGTCAATCAGCTCCTGAATAGCAGGATGCACAGAAGAGGGGAATAATTTGAAGTAATCTGGCAAATGCTCTGAAGCGTTTAATACCTGAGTAATATAGTTCATTACATAAGGCAACTCTTCATTGTTTAACTTGCTCTTATCTGCCAGGTACTCCTCCATTAAGGATTCCAGAGAGTCATGCAATTCATTAATGGGCAGAGGAAAAGGGGGTTTGCTGGCAGGGTCGTTATACACCTTGCCATTGTAGCGGAAACACGGTTGGCCATTACGAAAAAGAAGAGAGTTCTTAATTACAATGGCTTTCAATCGCTGTTCAAACTGCCTTTTAGTGGGTTCATACAGGTGGTTGTAGATTTTGTCCAATATACGCTGCTTGGTAGCAGCGTCGTATTGGAGTTCAGTGTCGTGACTCATATCAGATCGCCTGTAAAGAAGACCTTATACCGTGCACGAGATACTGCAACGTAAAGCATACGGGCTACCTGATTGGTATCACGGCATTTCTTAACGTCGTCCAGATCAATGAACACAGCGTTGTATGTTGAGCCTTGAGACTTGTTGATGGTGCATGCGTAAGCTGCACGCAAATCAATCCAGGCTCGGTTAATGTCGGAAACAACATCAAACTGGTTTTCCTCTTTGGCCAGGTTGACACGCTTTTTCTTGTCATCCGGGTTGGTAGGCATGAACGCCGTATGGCGATTGTCCAAGGTGTACTCAAAACCAGGCACATCATGTTCTTCGGCAGGTGTCATCGAAGTAATGCGCACCATTTGATCGGTCTTGATCTGACAATCCCGGGTATGGATGTAAGCATTGCAGACCGCGTAATCCCCTTCAGAGAACTGAGGACTGCCTTTGACCAGGTTACGGATGCCATGGTTATAACCAATGACGGTCTTGTTGGTCCAAGCCAGTACCTTGGAATCCCGGTCGGTCCAGTCCGGACGGTTGAATTCTTTAACGATCTCCGCTTCAAAAGCTTCCCGGGGCAACCATTGAATATGTTGACCATCGGGTTTGAATGAGAAGAACTCGCCAGTATTGACCGTGTTCCGGAAAGCTGTAGACAGATCAATGATCGGGTTTCCCTTGGCTTGGCGAACCACTTCGGTCAACTCTGCTGTAGGGAAGCCTGCGTTAAACACGGGTACCTGTGACGACTTTACAGGGGTCAGCTGGGCAGGGTCTCCGATGAACATGATCTTACAGTTCTCGGTACGCTTGAAAATCAGGTCCAGCAAATGGGAATCCACATAGCTGGCTTCGTCAATAATGATCAATGCGTTGCGGACGATCTCTGCTTTGGGCGCCGGCACCAGCGTACTGACCTGAGTCACGTAGTTCTTTTCAACACGCAGCCCGAGAACGGACTGGATGGTACGCACTTGTTGCTTTGCAGCCAGCTCAAAGGCTTCTGCTGCTTTGTTGGTGGTAGCGGTTAGAACCAGTTCCATGTTCTTCTGTTTTGGGTCAACCAAAGCCAAGGTACGGAACAGTTTTGAGATCTGCTCGATGAGGTATTCAACCAGCGTGGTTTTACCAGTACCGGCATAACCTTTCAGGACAAATACGTGTTCGTTGGGGTCAATGACAAACTGAGCGAAGCCCTCATAGGCCGCTTGTTGCCCTGTGGTAAGTTGCAATGCTGCGCCCATGAGGGAGTCTCCTTATACGAAATCGGCTACTGCTTCTTCCAATGGGAGCAGTCCTTTTTCAATTCGTGGAATATCATTTGGATACACATTCAGAAGGTTGGCCATCTTGATAGACAGGTACTCTGAATGTGGCATGATTTTGGTGGTCAGCAGGTCGCTGTCATTCAAGGAATTCAGGGGCAGAATCTTGTGATCACGGCTGTAACTACCTTCCAGAAGTTCTGCAGATTCCAGTGCCTCGACCAGCTGCATTCCGGCTTTGTAGGGCAAAACCAGTTGCTTGTTGTAGTCGAGCCGAAACACCATGAAATGGGGTTCGGGTTTTTTGGAAGCTAGTTTTCTTGCTTCATTAAGATCCATATTTTACTCCTAAGCCATAAAGCAATAAGGCCCCGGAGGGGCCCTATTGAATGTCGTAATGAATGACTTTACCGAATGGTGCCTCCCATTTCGGGTTGTCGTGGATAACCCAGACCACGGGTACACCTGGGTCGAAGGAGGCCGGACGGAAATACCCGTCAGTAAACACCACCAGTACATCTGGCTTGTTCTCTTGGCCCCATTTCATGACAGGGTCAATTGCGGTACCTCCACGGCCACGGAAGTTGATTCGCATCAGTTCCTGAGCAGTACGGATGGTATCGGTCTGGAACACCCGGGTATCAAACTGAACCAGCTTGAGAGACTTGGGCTTGACCGTTTTCAGTACGCTGTAGCTGTCGCCTACGAACTGCTTGGTTTCCTTATCAGAGACGGAACCCGACATATCAAAGGCAAAGGCCACGTCACCGAGGGCTTCGGAATACGCCGAAGGCAGAATGTGGTCGGGCAGGTAACGTCGATTGGGTTTACGGAAGCTGTAGTCGGACTTCAACATACTGTTGAAGTACTTCTTCAGAATCCGATCCCAGGGGAGCTTGGGGTTGACCAGGGAATCGATGTACACCTGAAGCTCCCCTGGGATACTCCCAGGGTCATCACCGGCCATACCGGCTGCGACAGAGGCCTTAACAAGAATGTCATCCATCTTGTCTTTCAGATCCTGTGCAGCACCGGGACTTCCGGAAGGCACAACATCCTGATTAAAGTCAGGAGGGGGATCAGGAATCAGCTGATAGACTTGCATGGAAGACAGCCCATCGTACTGATGATCCAGGCAACCACCTGGAGGTAATTCAAAACCAGAGTGATCCAGCATGTTGTTGATCACAAAATCCTGAGCTTGATTCAGTTTTTTGGGATTGAGATCAGGACGGTGGAACATTTCGTTCAGATGATCGAATGCTGGGTGCCAGGTTTCATGGAGCATCAGGCCCAGTTGCTGTGCCGGGGTCAATGACAGAAACCACCCGGGGTTGTATTCGATGTACTTGCCGTCAGTCTGTGCCATTGGAATCTTGTCATTGAACCGATGGATCAACGAGAAGCAGACCGTGGTAATAAAGGTACAGTTTTTGCGGGCCATAAGCTGAATCTTGGCTTTGTCCAACGCTTTTTGTGCAGCTGCAAGTTGATCCATGAAGGGGTTACTCCGGGTTAATCAGTTGCTTGGTAAGGAAGAGCTTAGAATTGCGTTCCTGGTTATCCCAGGGGATGACTTGGATACCTTTAATACGTTCGCGTACAAGGTCAGCCAAGGCATTGTAATCGTGTAGAACCGTTTCCAGTTCCATAATAGGCACAGACAAGTCTTCATCATAAAGAACGACGGCGACTTGCTCTCCCTGGGCATCGTAGCGGTTATATTGATAACCTTCGGAATACTCATCGCCGCTTCCCCAAACACTGTCAAAGGGGATGCCCAGTTTTTCTAAATCAGGTAGGAAGGGTAATTCACCATAATTAACTTTTTCAAAGCCAAAGACCACAGTTTGAGAGTCTTCAGGATCGTTATACACGTTCTCTTCAGTAATTCCGTAGTCTTCCAAGAAGGGGTGTGCTTTTTCTACGTGGGTTCTCAGGAGCTTGAGTTGTACGTAAGTACGGTCTCCCATGTATTACTCCTTGATCAGGTTAATTAGCTTGAGGGTAGCCCACTCTTTTCTAAGACGGACCTGTTGAGCCCAGTCAGAGGTAATGAGGCCTTGCTTGCGAGCGCCAACTCGGTAGTGATGTTGCTCATTAAACCGGGCATAACCGGTACTTCCGGTGGTGTCGTTATGTGCAACATAAGGCACTTTCTCAGAAACCAGCGTACCCAGCACCTCTTGGACGCGAGCAGTCCTAGTTCGTAGACGTACAGAAATGAGTGTCTGTAACGGTGAGACGTTGCCGTACTTCACCGCTGCGCCCAGACCATTTACAGCTCTAACCAGATAATCAGAATGCTCTCGATGCACATACAAGCGCACCGAGACTAGCCTTTGCTTTTCCATGGTTGGGTTATTCAGGATTAGGTGGATTAATCAATCGAAGTGTTTTCAACACACTTCGGATCTTCCATTGGTTTTCCCAGGACATATCCAGCTCATCTACCATTTCATTGGTGATCAACTCATAGCGCCCGTCTGGACGGCACCTCCGGCTTGTTTTCTCGCCTGTTGGGTATACAAGATCAAAGGGAATCCAGTCATGGTGAAGTATCCGCAGAGCAGACACGAACCCATATTCTCTGGGGTAAATACGTAGCTTGCGAGTACCATCAAGCCCTGGGAGGTGGTCATAAAACCTCATGGAAGGATACGCTTCAGCCAGTTTTCGCTTGACTGTCCAATAACACTCCTGAGGTAGTGTCAAAGATCCTGCAGGACTTGACGGTGAACACCCCAAGGGGTGATGGGGGCTTACGCCCCCTCTCACCCGAGCCATCAGAACAGCTCAGTAGCGTTCCGTGTAACCCAATCCTGTACCGCTTTGTTTTGCAGTAGGGGTTTCTTTCTACGGACAATTTCCCGCAGACAGGTCACCTGAAACTCAACAGGAATACGCTGAACGAATTCCATCAGAGGTCCGATGTTCACTTCGGTTGCGTTATGCGCAATGGTACCGGTCAATGCATACAGCACGTCCGGTTCTTCTGGGACTGTGACACCCATCGGATTGGCCGCAATTTGCGGTACGGTCAGCAGCTGGCGGTAGATCTGTGAGTAACCGAAGAACTCCCGGGCTACACCTTCAGAGATGGTGCCAGCCAGCAGTGGCAGCAGGTCACGTTCAATACGCTCTTCGCTTTTGATAATCCGTGAGCAGAATTCCCAGGTTCTGGGACTGGCGTAGGTTTTGTCATCATGATCCGGTTGGAATCGGTACAGGTTGTCTGGCTTGTACTTGATGTACGATGTGATCCGGTGATCAATGCCGTTGGACGTTGCCCATTCAATCCACTGATCTACATCCACAGCCAGTTCCAGGTGAACCAGTCGTGACTGCAAGGCTGTGCTCATCTCTTCAACCATGGCGTTGTCCGTGTCCAGGTTACCAGCACAGGCAATGGCACAGTTCTTGTGAATGTTGAATTCACCGATCTGTTTGTCCAGCACCACTTTGTAAGCGGCTTTCTGTACCGAGCGATCAGCGTGATTCATTTCATCCAGTAACAGAAGCCAGCCAGCATACTCGTGAACGTACTCAGTACCTTTTTCATCCTTACGGAGTTCGGTTGGCAGAGCGTCACCTTCCAGTGGGAATGTACTCATCGGCAGATAGCTGGCACGACGGGCTTCTTTATCGATGTGCGGAAATCCTAAACCTTATGTTCGAGGAAGGTCGCAACACCTTCCCCCGTTCTCTTATGAACTGCTGCATATCACTATGCAGAGCAGACTATATCAACACCCTCTGTTTACACAGGTGGGGTGGCTACCGTTTCGAGCACCATTGGCTTGTGCTCTACTCCCTCATGGGATAGTCGTTCGGCATATTATCCAAGACTGTCCCAAAGATACGCCCTGTACCGTCGATTCTTTACCTTGTTCAAATAGCTCTGAGTAATACCAAATTTGGTCGCGGTGCCTTTGACACTAGCGCCTTGCTTGATTTCTCGGAGAGCGTCTAATAGTTCAGAATCTGAGTATTTCGCTTTATGGTGGGCCTGGCCAAGTGAAACCAAACCACTCTGTAAAGCGTGGGTGTAATTCTTTCTTTGGGTAACGATCTCTAGGTTACTGACTGCGTTGTTGCTAGGGTTTCCATCAAGGTGGTTGATGACCTTACCCTCAACGCTTCCTAGATATGCACTGGCAACCAAGCGATGTACAAGCCCGTAACTCGCAATCATCCAATACTGATTTTTGGATCTAGCGTTATTCACTTTCTGGGGCTTGAGTTGGCGTAGGTTACCTTGCTTGGTCGAGAAGATATTACCTTCACGATCGGCGTAGATACCGTTGTGCATCGTTTCCTGCATAGTCGTTACCTCCTGTGTTTGTTAAATAATAAACACAACGACTATAGAAGTCAATTTTGGAATTTAGCACGGGATTGTCCTCACCATTATGTGGGCGGAGTTTCCCCGTTTAGGTAGCTTTCGACACAGAATTTCTCCTGTGAAGCCCTTATTAGTTAAGGTCGGTTGGATCACACTGAGCCAGTCGCAGATCGATCAGCTTCAGGTTGAATTGTTTGGCAATGGCTTTGAATAGCTCAGACTTACCACAACCAGGAGAGCCTGCCAGGAACGGTACCAGACCGACTTTGATGGCCCGGATAATAAGATCGTGGGCCTGGTTCATGTTTACGGGAGTTGTCATGTGAATGTTTCCTTAACTGGCTTCAAGAAGTGAGAGTTTCTTCTGGAAAGTGACTTGTTTGGCACGGCGATCAGGTAGATCTCCGTAAATGAAATACTGGTGAATCAGGGTGTTAATCATTCGCACACCCAGGGTGTTCTGTTCGTAGTTGTCTTTGAGCACCTGAGAAATGCGATCAACAACCACAGGGCGTTTTACGTCCTCAAACAGTTCCAGGTAGTTGTCCAGTAGCGGACTGGTTTCCAGGATGTTGAGCATATCCTCCAGAGACAGTTTCTCCAGAGCAAACGTCAGACCAACTCGGCCCAGGAACTCGGTTTTTATTCCGAACTCTCGCAGGGCATCCAGGTCAATGTCTTCCTGACCGTTGAAGGCGCCGGCAAAGATGAACAGAACGTTCTTCACACTGGCTTGGTGATACTTGCCGTAGTCACCAAAGACACTGGCGGTGTCACTTTCGAGTACCTTGAGGAACTCGTTCTGGACACCGTTGGTGGTCTCGTGAGCCAGTTCTGAATTAGAGTTCCCTGAGATAAACAGCTTGTCGAACTCATCCACAAAGCAGACCACAAGACGGTCTGCATGCATCATCAATGGCGACAAGGCCTTACTGAGGCTGTTACCGGCTGTACCTTCTTTGGTCAGCTGAGCTGCGTTGACTTCCAGAAAGCCCAGATCCAACTCTTCAACGAGCTGCTGAATCGTGTGGCTTTTACCGGAACCAGAGGGACCTGTCAGGATTGCGTGAGGACGGATAATGCCTTGCGACGATTTGTGAATAGTCAGCACTCGCCGCAGACCGGCAATGGTCTGTGCGTTGGTTTGGGTTTTCATGGAGATTTCCTTGAGAGATAAATGCAAACAGCGCCCGGAGGGTGCCTACCACCAGGGCCAGTAGAAGACTTCTCGACCTTCTTTTAGTGCTTCTTCAATCTTGTCGCAGATGTCTGAAAGCTCTCTCATATCGTCTTGTTGGTCTTCGAGTTCTTCCTCATTGTTAGGCTCTTCAGTAGGCGTAAATGCCCTCATCATAGCCAACTCATGTTCCTCGATAACTAACTCAACTGTGTTGAAGTCTTCAATCTCTTCAGGGTACATATCACCCATGTATTCGTTGAGTGAGTAGAACTTTCGGAAGTAGCCCAATTCAGTAGATTTATAAGGATCTTCTCCTGTGATTAGAGCTTCGGCTTTCTCTTCAGAGGTCTTTTTAGCAAGCCAATACATATCAAGTCCCATTTGATATCTCCTTCAAAAGACTGTTGTGGTAGGTCATCAACAGGACGTACATCTCGTTGAGATTAGAGATAGGCACCTGGTCGAGAATGAACTCAGCAGCTTCGTCGAGACTGTCCATCTCTGGGTAAATGGTTTGGGGTATGGGTTTGATTTCAGGCATTCATGGCCTCTTTATAGATTATTGCTCTTGCTTGTTGGATGGCTTTCATAGCATTACTGAATGCGTACTCATTCATGTTGCACAGGTAAACCAACACATTTGCATGCGAAAGCACGGGAGCTGACAGTGCTTTATCCAGGGTGAAGGCATCCGGTATCTGGTGCTTCTCTTTCACCACTGCCAACAGGGATTTATCGTTACCGGAGCATTCAAAGACTTCTCTGGAAGCCAATACACCGCGTTCTTGTAAGACACGTTGAATGGTTCTACGGGACAAAGAGTAAGCCATAGCAATGTCTGTCTGGCTTTCTTCTTTGTTTATAAAACGATCAACAACGTCGGATTTCTCTTGTTCATTTAAGCAAGTAACAAGCATGGTTATACCCTCGGGTTTATACAGTCAAAATCTCAGTTTTCTGAGGATTTAGTATATCGGTAGGAATAAAGGAGACTTCTTGTTTGAACTTCTCAAAGTTCTCTTCGGTACGTCGAAAACATTCAACAGACTCTGAGTAATACCCGTTTGATGTTCCATACCACCGGATAGTTACACCACCTTTGGCAGTGTCAAACTTGTAGTAGGTCCAGGTATACGACTCATCTTCTTCTTCTGTTCTTGTGTGTGGAACAAGTAACGTGAATGCTTCATGGTAGTTGCTGACTTCTTCAGCATTAATTAACGGACTACCAATTAAGTCATCCAGGTCACCACAAATATCCTCGATTTCAACACACTCACAGCAATCTGGTTCGTGATGTAAAAGAAAGGCCTGACCGTCTGTTGTAATAAATACGATTTGGTCACTATCATTTGATACATGAACTGACTTCAGGGTGAGTCCCTTCATAACATTCACATCCACTTGGTCTTTATAATCCATAAAAGGGCTCCAATACTTGACTGACTCAAACCCAGGCGAAGCCTGGATCTGCTAAGAGTTCTCTAAAAGTGAAAAAGCTCAGCCACCTCTCGATTGAGAAGTGACTGAGCATCTGGGGTGGAATCAACTAAGGGGAGAAGTAAAAAAACGGTGACCAATCCCCTAAGGGACTGGCCACTCAATCATTCGGCGTCCGGAGGACGCCTTAACTTTTACTCTTTCTTTGCTTCAGGTCGATGCTCCCATAAGGTTATGGCCATTGAACGGCTATGACCAACTGGCCCCGTTGCACTGCACTTATTGCACATTACGTGATGCTCACAGGTATTGGGGTCTACGTAAGACACTCTTAGATCGTCGCCGGTGCAGAACGGGCATGAGGTATTGGTAAACTTCGTAGTTTCAGGCATAAGTCCTCAAGAGAGTCCGTAGTTGGATTGACGAATCAAGTCTCCTAGAACGTCAGATCTTCTTACATACTTCACAGGTTGACCATACAGCTGACTCAGGATATCCGAAAGGATTTCAGACTCAGCCAGTTCAGCCATGATTTCCTTATAGTGGAACCGGAGCTGGTTCATGTTGTTGGCGTGGCACTTAACATCAGTTAATCAGGACGCTACTCCTGACCTTACTTCCCGTGGTAAGTCTCAAACTTTCGTCTGAGTGTCGGACTATATCTTCACCCTCGATTTCTCGGTGGGGTGCAAGGCGCTTCGGCCCTCGCTTGAGTGGCCTATGGACATTATTTACCCAGTGGGTATCTCGTCCTAGTCTCTACACCTTCCAACGTGTTACCACACTGGCTTGGCACGGGATTGGCTTAGGTGTTACCCCTTAGCGTCCCCCGTTTTCACCTCGTTTCATCAGCCTATTACTAAGCTGCGGAGCCTAAGATTGACTCATCATGGATACACACAACAGGGAATGGCTTATGGCGTAGGCAGTCATTGACGACCTTGGCCAGTGCCTTCAGGTGATCAGAATCCAGTGCTTCCAGATCTGCGAAGGTCGCATCATCCAGAATCCGGATATCTGCCATCTTGCTGGTTTCATAACGGCCTTTGAGAATAGGTACCAGTTCCTTGGTAGTTGCACAGAACTGCTTCTGTTGGCTCTCACCAGTGGCACGTTCCAGTAAGATGATCTCAATGGATTTAGTAGCCCATTCCATCAGGTGGCGATCGTAGTTGCATCGACGGATCAGACTCCGTAGGACATACGCATCTATGGAGTGGATAACATTTGCCACGTTGCTTAAGCCAGTCTCTTTACCTACGTTCTCCTTGTATCTGTAAGTAAAGGTTGCGTGATCCAGTTCGTCCACTTCAATCCGCTTCTCTACCACATCCATGACTTTCACATGGGCATGGTAGTTGTCTGGCAGTACCCAGCTGTGAGACAGGGCATAGGGTTGCCAACTTTCCAGCAGATCTTGTAGTAGCTCACAAGCTCCCGGAGCCATTTTCCACATGGCTTTGTAGAAGGCATTTAGCTCAGGAGTGTCCTCACCAAAGATCAGCTTTGGTTGTTCTTTGGAGCCATATAAAACCGTCATCGTCGCTTTCTTTACGTGATCACGCTCACTGGCAGGCAGGTGAGGTACCCACTTGCGCATGATGTTGGTGCACAGCGTGTAGGCATCAGCACGCTGGTTTGGGTTAACCAAGCCAGTAGCCTCTGCACCACTATGACAGCCTGTGGTAGCTGACATGATCTGCATCCCACTACACACCGCATCAAAGCCAACCATGTGGCCAGTAGGTTCCCCTCTCTGAGCCTTACGGATGGCCTGCACCGCCTTGAAGTACAGCGGACGTTCCTTCCACTTACCAGTACGGGCATGGCCCAACTGTTCCAATTGCTCAAGATTCTGTTCAGCCCACTCAATACGTGGTTCAAAGTTCTCTTTATCTAGTCCCCACTGGTTTGCTGCGTCAATCAACAAGTACTCATACCCTGTAAATTCTTGCATGTCCTTGCTCCATGATGATTATTGCGTGATTAAATCGAGTAGTAACAAGCGTTTAAGCTCGTCGTTGTAGGCTTGAATGGTGGCTTCTTTGGATACTCGCAGCTTCCAGTCGTCAGGTAACTGCTGCCCCTCCAGATTGGCTACCCAGACAGACAGTACAGCCACTGTTTTCGGATATTGCTTGAGGAATTGCGTTCGGTCTTGGTAGACCAGATTGAATACCTCCTGTTCTTCAGGTGATCTATCCATTGCTGATCAGCTCCAACGTTTTGACGTATTTGATTCGATCTTCAAGCCAAAGGACTTGCCCTCGAATTTCTTGAACATCCCGATGATTGAAGAAACTGGTATCCATATCGTTGATGCAGCGTAACCTGCGTGCTTCTAACCACGCAGAATCTCGCTGTAACCAAAAAGAAGGTATGTGTACTTCAGTTGGTTGGGACTCCATCGACAATCTCCTGTTCAGCGAACTCCAGCATCGCTTTCTTGAACGCTGTGCCTTGCGTAGAGATGTGGTATCCCTGCGCGTACATCCGGCCTCGCTTGTCGTACTTGTGGGTGAGGTAAATCTCCCCTGTTTGCTTGGCAATCATCAGGTAAAACCGATAACTGGCAAGCTTGAAGTTCGTCCATTGTTTCTGTTTCTCAACAGTATCAATGTCAAACGTGGGTTCTTCTTCGATGGTACTGAGGAAGTTGGTATCAATGCGCAACGGTGTCTGGTTCTGCTTGTTCAGAACATCAAGGCACACGTCTTCGTTGTGGTGGTTTCGAGGGCCCAAGATCACACTGTCGTCGTGCGTCAGGTAGGCAGATTGCTTGTTCTTGGTCAGGTCTTTAGGACAGCACACCATGGGTGGCAGATACTGGGATTGCTGGATATACCCAATGAGCTTGCTGCTCAAAGGTATACGGCTCTCGATCATCAAACTGGCATCCACAGATGCTTTGGTGATATCAAAAACATCGGTCATGCACAGGACTGCCATGATCTCAGCAATGGTCTTGATACCATCTTCCCGGTCACTGAATTGCAGCCGGCCAGCCAGCTGTGCTGTCACACTGGTGAACAACTCAGGGTACTGACAGTAAGCAGAAGCAATGAAACACTGCATGACCAGATCTTCCAGATCCAGTTTCTGCAACTGAGCAAGTCTCTTCTCCTTGGATTCGTAATACGATTGCACCATCCAATGTTCAAGCCTGGCAACACCTTCAGCCAGCTTGTCCATCATCTCGGGATTCTCTTCAATCTCCTTGCGAATGTACTTGTCAATGAACTTACGGCTGAACGTGTATTCATTGACTAACTGAATATCAACAGGACTCATCATTCCCATGGTTTCTCTCCGAATCAAAAAAGGGACAGAAGCGCCAGGATGGCGCCTCCGTACTGGAATGGCCTATTGCTGCACTTGGCTTGCAGCCCATGCAGCCGCACGTTCAAGCGTATGGCCATGACAGCGTTTAGGTGCACAGAAGCACACCAGATCCTTACCATGCAGGGCTGCAAGGTCTTGGACACTGACGCTGCCACTATCAATCTGACTGACTAACATAGCCTCGTATTTCTCACAGACCTCGTCACGATCACCGTCCCGCCCAATCACAAAGGGGTTGCCCCAGCGGGAACCACGACCGATATAAATTGCGCCTTGCGGAATACCAGAGACGCGTTTATTTAAGACAGACATAGGAAATCTCCACAGTTAATTGATCCCACAGCAGCGGCCCATGGCCGCATGGCAGGGAGCAACAGGCACTGCCTGGGCAAGAGACGTATTCGGAAGGGAGAAAAACAACAGGCACCCCGAAGGGTGCCCGATGGGAAGATTACTTCTTGGCGAGGAACGCCGGCTTGCGCTCAACTTTCTTGGTCACATCCACATAGGTGGACGCTTCAGCCAGCGCTTGAAACAACGTCTTCAGGTTCTCAGGCTTCTCATCCAAGAACGCAATAACGTCCTTGTGATCTTCGTTGTCCAGCTTCAGCCACGCGGTGGAGAGCTTGACGTTGAAGGTAGAACCATCTTCCTTCTGCATCTCCAAGTTGAAGTTGATCGCACGATCAGACTTCTCGAAATTGCCACGACCATTGCCAGAAGACTTGCCATTGAAAGAAGCAACGTTGGTGTTTTCTTGCTGGGATTGCATCATAACTGCCATGTTTAATACCTCGATATTGGTTTGAATTTGGACATAGGTAGTCCATACCAGCGGCCCTTGGCCGCCAGTCAGTTCAGGTTTACACAGGGAAAGGTGTGCTAGTTACTGCCTACCGCAAGAACGGAGTCACCACAGCACGGGCAATCACCCTCAGAGAGAACAAATATAGCATCGGTGTAATCCTCACGCCAAGAGCAGCCACAGGTTTGACAGGTGAATACATAAGTCATGGATATATCTCCGAGTATCGGGAACAGTCCCATGACAACGGCCTCTGGCCGCTATGCACCAAAGCCGTGCATTATATGTAGACACCTACATGTTTCTTTTCATAAACGTAAAGCATTGTAAAACGTGCTAACTCATTGAAATGGCAATACCTCGAAAGAATGAATGAATGGGATTTGTGAGATATGTCTCACAAAGAGTGTCTGACATAAAAAGACAGACCACCCGAAGGTGGTCAAAGTTTGGTCACACGAGACTTGGCATCCAGTACAGACTGGTTCAGCTGCCTCTGGAGCTTAAGCTCTTTCTGGTATTCACGACGTTCGATGTATGCACACACACAGAACACCACCAGACAGCCTACACCAAGGACTACTAAATCAGCGGGAGTGAGCCACCCCAAAGACAGGAGTGGCTTTGCTTCCCACATCAGCAGGTACCAAAGCGAGTAGGACGAACGTAGTCATAGGAGACTGCGTAATTGAGGTCGTCTGTCTCATGGGTCTCGTTGAAGTCTTCCAGTTCAACTCTCTCAAGATTGTTGATATGGAGGACTGCACCAGAATCATCAAGAATGGTGATGTGATAACGGAGTTCAGAAGTAGGATTTGCCATGGGATAGTTCTCCACTAGGTATTGGTTGAATGAGAGAAGGTTTCTCTCCATCCCAGTGGCCTTTGGCCACAAGAGTATCGGTAATGTATGGCCATGCTTCGCATGACCTACTCAGCCTATCGGCTTCGTATCGGTACGAGGATTGAGAGAGTTAAGGTATCGGAATTGGAAATGGGAGATGAGATCAACAGACCAAGCAGTGTATTCACTCAGATTTCCCTCACTCTTATTCTCATAAGGATCTGACTCATCCCCTCTTGTGCAGGGTGATAGGTACTAACTCCCCTTGTGTCATGTCTGTAGTAAAAAACTAGACTCCCCGAAGGGAGTCAGAGGTTAGCTGTTAGTCATCTCAGCTAGGCGCTTGGCACGCTCGTCTTCGAGGTCTGTGATGTAGGCATCAGTGGACTTCTTGACGAACTTACCGGTGGACTCGAATGCCTCAGCATACTCAGCTGTACCATTGGCAACAGCTGTTACTGAACGGAAGAGTGCAAGTACGAAGGTCTTGGTAGCAGTGCGGATCATGGTGATCTCCTATGATTAATTGATTCCACAACAGTGGCCTCTGGCCATAGAGAGTGGGGTAGGGTCACAGGAAACTCAGATGTACTAGATAGGGGGGGGTAGTTTGGATTTGTGTCCGCCAGGCGTCAGTAATACGGTCGTACCCATTTTATGTTTTTTCATCATAAGTCTGATCATTTTTTAACCAGTTCAATTTGAAATAAATATGCAATTCTCCCTGGTCTTTTATTTAATCAATCTCGTTACTTACTTATTACGAGGTTGTTATGGATGGGTTGTTGAAATTAGCGCGGTTTGATCGACTGGATGAAGGAGTATTTGGGAAGTTAATCTTTCCTGATGGTTGGTGGTGTTATACCGTTGAACGCCCTTGGTTGGATAATAAACCAATGGTCTCTTGTATTCCTGATGGTGTTTACTTTCTTGGTTTGAGATATTCTCCTACAGTGCAGCGGATTACCCGTGGCCGTTATAGCGAAGGATGGGAGATTCAAGATGTACCTGGTCGATCTTTTATTATGGTTCACCCCGCTAATTGGCCTACTGATCTTAATGGTTGCGTTGGTGTTGGTAAGGATTACACTGAGCTGCAAGGCAGGGATGGTAAGCTTCATAAGGCTGTTACAGAGAGTCAGTCAACGTTTGATGAAGTAATGCGCCGATTGGAAGAGCGTAGCTCCTGGGAATTGGATATTTATACGGAAGTGGTTGAGTATCCGTAAGTGTGTTTATTGGTTTCTGTATGAGCCCCTTATTTAGGGGCTTTTTTATTTATGCAAACCAGATAAGAAATCAATATAGTCGGTGCATATTGTTTCTATTTGGAGCTGCATTGTGGATGCCTTAACCATTGATCAGTTTAAGCAGGCCCTTCCTGCAAATCTGAAGAAGTCGGTTAACCAAGAGTTGATCGATCAGATTAATACCAAGCTGAATAACCCTGATATGTATGAGACCTACCGGGATAATCTCCTGGGGTATGTGCATGTGATGAAGGAGGGGAAGTTCAAGGTCTCCAGTTATATTGATGCGGTGAAGTACGTCAGTTTTAAGCTGATGGGTAAAACCAACATCGATGCATTCTCAGTTACTTTCCCCGACAAGATTGCCAAGTGGCAAGCCAACGGTGTGGCCAGTAAGGATATTGCCTCCTATGTCACGGCGTACAACAAGTCGAAGCTGGTCAATCTGATCTATGAGCAGACCCTGACCCCTTTCTGGGTGTTGAACCAGGATATCTACCAACGGGCTATCAATACACAGTGTGAGCTGATGGAGCATGCACAGAGTGAATTGGTACGTACCCAGGCTGCGAATTCTCTGCTTACCCAGTTGAAGCCGCCCGAAACCCGGAAGGTTGAACTGGATATTGGTATGAAGGCCGATAGCTCCATTGATGCCCTACGTGCCGCTACCCAGGCCCTGGCTGAGCAACAACGGGAGATGATTCAGAACGGTGGCATGAATGCTCAGGAAGTGGCCCACAGCGGGATCTTGATTGAAGAAGGTGAGGTTGTAAATGAGTGAGGGCTTCGATCTCGCCCAGGCCTTGAAGGTTGAGGATTACCTCAATCGGGTGAATTACAGCGTACCGGCCAATTATGTGCCGTCCACTTTTGCACTGGAGTTCGTCAGCTTTATCAAGCTGGTAAACGGAGCGGATGGGGAAGAGAACAAGACCCCTCTGGTGCATTACTACATGCTGGATACCATGGTGTGTGGTAACCGACGAATTGCCAACCTGTGTCACCGGGGCATTGCGAAAACCACGGTCATGGGTGAATACCTGATTCTCTACATTGCCACCTATGGTTCTATTCCTGAGTTTGGGGAAGTGGATCTTGCGCTGTACGTGTCGGACTCCATTGAGAACGGTGTGAAGAACATGCGCAAGAACTTGGAGTACCGTTGGGAGAACTCTGATTTTCTGCGTGAATACGTTCCCCATAAGCACTTCACTGATATCCGGTGGGAGTTCAAGAACGCTGATGGCAAGCTGTTCATCGTCAAAGGGTACGGTGCCAAGGCCCTATCTCTCGATAGCGTGTTGTACACTGCTACAGGTACAACAACGATAGGGGAGTGTCAGGTAGGTGATGAAATCTACGGTCCCGATGGGAAACTAACAACGATTACCCGCAAGAGTGAGGTTTTCGACAAGCCCATGTACCGCCTGACCTTGAGGGATGGTCGCTCTATCAAGGTGTCCGAAGACCATATCAACTCCGTGGTCATCAACACCAACCCCAATAACACAGTTCGACTGGAAGACGTTGACCTCACAACAAAGGAACTCCTGAACCAACCACTGGTTCATACGAAGAAAGGCAATACCCGGCATCGAGGCACGTCCAGCAAGAGCCTGGTATTTGTCCGCAACACAGCACCTTTGGTTTATCCCGTCAAAGATCTTCCTGTAGATCCGTACACGCTTGGGGTTATTCTTGGGGACGGACGAATCCAGAAACCTTCCTGTTCAGTAGAACTAACCACGCACATAGACGATCTACCTACATACCAGCAAAACATTCCGTATGCGTTTGGCAAGGGACGCTTCGACAAGCGCAACCCGAAAACATGGACACAGTCCATCCGTGGGCTTGGTTCTTCATTAAGGGCTTTGGGCTTGGGTGTACATGGTAACGACAAGTTCATCCCTGAAGAGTATTTTCAGGGGTCGGTTGAACAACGCCTGTCTTTGCTTCAAGGATTAATGGACACAGACGGTACAGTTTCTAAAACAGGTCGTACCTCATTCTGTAGTGTTTCACCTCAATTGCTTGCAGATACTGAACGGCTGGTCCGTTCGTTGGGCGGTACAGCACAACGGAGTAAGAAACCTTACTGTAGTGAGTTCTGGCTCAATGAGATGTTGTTCCGTTTACCTCGTAAACAAGATCGTCAACGGTTTGACCGTAAAGCCGATATGGTGGCCGTTGAGTCCATCAATCGTATTGCTGATGAACCTAGTCAGTGTATTGCGGTGGATAATGAGCAACGGCAGTTTCTAACCGATAACTACTTCCGTACGCACAACACCGGTGTACGGGGTGCCAAGGAATTGGGTAAACGGCCCCAGCTGGCCCTGCTTGATGACTTGATCTCAGATGAGGATGCCCGGTCAGCAACGGTCATTGCCGCGGTAGAGGATACCGTCTACAAGGCGGTGGAATACGCCCTGCACCCGAAGAAGAACATGATGATTTGGTCGGGTACACCGTTTAACGCCCGGGACCCTCTGTATAAAGCTGTGGAGTCTGGTGCCTGGGCAGTCAATGTGTTCCCGGTTTGTGAAGCGTTTCCGTGTACCCGAGAAGAATTCCGGGGTTCCTGGCCAGACCGTTTCACCTATGACTATGTGAAGGAACAATACGAGAAGGCCCGCAAGCTGGGGAAAGTGGACACCTTCAACCAGGAATTGATGCTCCGGATTATGTCCGATGAAGATCGGGTAATTCTGGAACACGATATCCAGTGGTACCGGTTGCGTAATGTTCTGGATAACAAGCACCGTTTCAACTTCTACATCACCACCGACTTTGCCACGTCAGGTAAGCAGGGCGCGGATTTCTCGGTGATCAGCGTGTGGGCTTACAACAACAACGGGGATTGGTTGTACGTCGACGGTGTCTGTGCCCGCCAAACCATGGACAAGAATATCAATGACCTGTTCCGTCTGGCTTCGATTTACCGACCCCAGTCTGTGGGTATTGAAGTCTCCGGTCAGCAGGCTGGTTTCATTCCCTGGATTCAGAATGAGATGTTGTCCCGGAACGTCTACTTCCCACTGGCCACGGAGGGCAATAAAGGGGCCCCCGGTATCCGTCCGTCAACCAACAAGATGGAACGGTTCAACATCATGGTTCCGGTAATCAAGATGCATAAGCTGTTCTTCCCGGAGGAACTCAAAGCCAGCCCCATGTTGCTGGAAGCTATGGATGAAATCATGCTGGTTTCCCCGGGAGGGATGAAGTCTAAGCATGACGATTTCCTGGATACCATTTCCATGCTTGCAAATATGCCGGCCTGGCGCCCAACAGAGACTGGGGACCTGGTACAACAGAGTTCAGACAGTCTGTGGGATCTGGACGACGTAGAAGAAGAGCACGATTCACTCAGTTCGTACATCGTTTGAGGACAAACCTATGACGCTTCAAGAAATTTTCGATCAACTTGCCTACGGGGAACTGTCCCAACTGTACGTAAGCGGTGACTCAACCACGGAAGGAATGCGGGAAGCAGACAAACCTCGCATGATTGCCCACATTCAACTGGCTTTAACGGCGCTACATAAGCGGTTTCTGCTGAAAGAAGGGCACTTCACCATCCCACTGACTGCGGGGAAGAGCACTTACGTACTCAAAAGCGCGTTTGCCCAGAGTAATACCGAGTCGGCAGAGCCTATCAAGTACATTGACGATACAGAACGCCCATTTAAGGACGATCTGCTGAAGGTAGAGCGGGTAATCGACAACTTTGGTAACGAACTGACCCTTAATAAGGTCGGAGATCCGCTGGCATTGCGTACTCCATCGTTTAATACCCTCGTTGTTCCTGACTTCAAGGAGCTTCCGGAGGAAGCCAGACCATCCTCACTCAAAATTTACTACAGAGCGGACCATCCCAAGATCAATCCGATCATTGGTCAGTATGTGTCCTTTACAGAAGAGGTTGATCTACCTATTACGCACCTTGAACCATTGCTTTACTTCGTAGCCAGCCGGGTTATGAACCCTGTTGGTATCTCCGGTGAGTTTCACGAGGGCAATAACTACGCAGCTAAGTATGAACAGGCCTGTCAGGTACTGGAAATGCAAGGCTTCGAGATTGATGACGGTGGGGAACGTACAAGGTTTGAATCTAATGGGTGGTGTTAAATAAAAGAGGGGGCGAAAGCCCCCTTATTAGTTAGTCGTGTACAAAGTGCCTTTCACGGAATACCGCATCACGACAATGGTAGATATCCTTTTCATCCAGGTACACCACATAATCCCCTGGGAAGATCGTTTCATACGCTTTGAATACGTACTCTTTCCCCTCAATGAAAATGGCGTAAGTGCATTCACCCAGATCCTGAATATCATCGCCTGCTTTAACCCGATAAGCCGTGCGGATAACTGGTTTGCTTTCGTACTCTTTAAACCCTTCCATATATAGTCCTTGGTTTGTGACTGTTATTCATTTGTGCAGTTCAATTTTTATTTCATTACTATGGATTGCAATTGAACACTGCCCGGGAATAAATGTCTATGAATAACGAGACTACTATTACAGAGAACGATCTCGGAGATATTGAAGTTGAATGGAGTAATCCGCCAACTTTGATGGATCTAAAGAATGATTTGGAAGAAGCAACGCCATATCACAGTGGACAAGTCCAACAAATAGATCACTGGTTGGACAACCTTAATGTAAAAGGCAAAGCCAAACCAAAATCAAAGAAAGGACGATCGGAAGTTCAGCCGCAACTTATCCGTAAACAGGCTGAGTGGCGATACGCGGCACTGTCTGAACCTTTCCTGAGTACCGATGACCTGTTTGAAGTGGCTCCCCGCACCTGGGAAGACACCTTGGCGGCAAAACAGAACAGCCTGGTCCTGAACCACCAGTTTAATGTCCGGATCAACAAGCAGAAGTTCATTGATGACTACGTTCGCACCGGCGTTGACGAAGGAACCATCATTGTCCGGACGGGTTGGCAGTACGAAGAAGAGACCTACGAGGAAGAAGAACCGGTTGTTGCACTGGTTCCCAACCCTGGTATGGGTCAGCTCTTTGAAGAACTCAATGTTCTCAGGCAAACCAATCCCAATGAATACTTCACCATGGTTCCGGATGAGCTTCAGCGTGCGCACGAAGCCTACCTGGAAGAAGGGGTTGCTTACGAGCCACAGCTAACGGGTGAATCCGAGACCGTGGAACGTACCCGGGTGGTCAAGAACTGCCCGACTCTGGAAGTGGTGGACTATCACAACGCCTACATGGACCCCACCGCGCAAGGCGATGTTTCCAAGTCGAGTTTCTTTGTGTACAGCTTTGAATCGTCCAAGTCTCAACTTGAGAAAGACGGTCGCTATTTCAACTTGGACAAAATTAACCTTGAAGCCAATACGGTTGTCGGAGATCCGGACCATGCAGCGAGCACTGATGCGAGCAATTTCAATTTTAGGGACGCGCCCCGTAAAAAGTTTGTCGTTTATGAGTACTGGGGATTTTGGGATATTGATGGTACTGGTGTTGTTAAGCCTATTGTAGCCAGTTGGGTCGGTAACACTCTGATCCGCCTTGAAGAGAACCCTTACCCAGATAAACAGATTCCCTTTGTTGTTGTGCCCTACTTGCCGGTTCGTAAACAGAACTACGGTGAGCCTGACGGTGCGTTGTTGGAAGACAACCAGAAGATCATTGGTGCCGTGACCCGAGGCATGATCGACATTCTCGGTCGCAGTGCCAACGGTCAGACCGGTATGCGCAAGGATATGCTGGACAGCACCAACAAGCGCAAGTTCGACCGGGGTGACGATTACGAGTTCAACCAGCACGTCGACCCACGGCAGGGCGTGCACATGCACACCTTCACCGAGATCCCTCAATCTGCCCAGTTCATGTTGCTGCAACAGAACCAGGAAGCGGAATCACTGACCGGTGTGAAAGCCTTCTCCAGTGGTATCTCAGGGGAAGCCCTGGGTGAGGTAGCTGCTGGTGTACGCGGTGCACTGGACGCAGCCTCCAAGCGAGAGCTTGGCATTCTCCGACGTCTGGCCAACGGCATGGTAGAGATCGGTAAGAAGATCGTCTCCATGAACGCTGTGTTTCTCTCTGAAGAAGAAGTGGTCCGGGTAACCAACGACCAGTTCGTTAAAGTCCGCAGAGAAGAACTATCCGGTGAGTTCGATCTGAAGCTGACTATCTCTACAGCAGAAGAAGACGAGAAGAAAGCACAAGAGTTGGCTTTCATGATGCAAACCATGGGTCCAAATGTGGACTTTGGCATCATGAAACAAATGATGGGTAAGATATTCCGTCTTCGCAAAATGCCAGACCTGGCTAAACAGGTTGAAGAATACGAACCACAACCTGACCCCATGCAACAGCAAATACAACAGTTGGAAATGTTAAAACTCCAAGCTGAGATTGCTGAAATAAATGCAAATGCTGCAACAAAAGAAACCCAGGCAATACTTAATCAAGCCAAGTCTATTACTGAGCAGGCTAAAGCGCAGAATCTGGGCGCTGATACCGATCAGAAGTCATTGGATTTCGTTGAGCAAGAGTCTGGTGTTAAACAAGAACGTGAGTTGCAGAAGCAAGGCGAACAAGCTCGCGCTAATATGCAATTAAAGGCGTTCGACCATAAGTTAAAACGTGAAGACGAAGTAAATAAGTCTTTTCTACAAAATTATTTGCAAAGTAATCCGTAAAACCGTTTTATATACGTTTAAAGCCCACGTATGTGGGCCCTTTAATTAAATAACCAACGCGGAAGTACTTATGAGCACCAATGAAATCCAAGAGATTGAACTGAACATTAAAGAAGCCAAGAAGTTTGTTGACCTGGGTAAATCACTCGAGCGTCTTCAATCCAATCGTGACTTCAAAAAGGTGGTTGAAGAAAGCTTCTTCAAAGACGAAGCGGTTCGTCTGGTTCACCTGAAGTCCAATCCTGCGATGCAACGTCCCGAGCAACAGGCTGCTGTTGATTCGGACATTCGTGCCATTGGTACCTTTGCCCAGTTCCTCGACACCATCTACATGCGTGCCGATCACGCAGCCAAGGCGATTGAAGCCGACGAAGAATCGCTGGAAGAACTTCGTGCAGAGGGTGCTGAAGAATGAGTGAGACAGCCGTAGACAACGCGCAGTCTGCCGGGGAACTCCCGGACATTTACTCCATGAGTGACGAGGAACTGATGAACCTCGATCCGAGCCAGTTTAATGAGTATGAGGCTCATGAGCAGGAGGACGTGTCCGAGGAACCCCCGGCAGACGAGGCAGTAGACGCAGAGGATGCGGACGACCTTCTCACTGACGATCCCGGTGAAGAGGAAGAGACCGAGGCAGACGACGCCGGCGAAGCCGAAGCGGAGGAAGCCGAGGAATCAGAAAACGAAGAAGAAGGTGAGACCGAATCCGAAGAAGGTGAGGAAGAAAAGGACGAGAAAGAAGAGTCCGACACCACGGATTACGAAGCGGAGTACAAGAAGATCCTGGCTCCGTTCAAGGCCAACGGTAAAGAGATGCAAGTCGAGTCTGTTGACGAGGCCATCCAGCTTATGCAGATGGGTGCCAACTACAACAAAAAGATGAGCGCTCTTAAACCGCACCTGAAAACTCTGAAGGTACTGGAAAAGAATAGCCTTCTGAGTGATGACAAGATTGGTTTCCTGGTAGACCTCGCTAACCGCGATCCCAAAGCCATTGGAAAACTGATCAAGGACAGTGGGCTCGACCCACTGGATATGGATGTTGAAGCAAGCAGTGACTATGTCCCGAAGAAGCATACGGTCAGTGACCAGGAACTTGCTTTGGATGATGTTCTGGATTCCATTCAGGATTCAGCCAAGTACAGCGAGACTGTGGAACTGGTCAGGCAATGGGACGAGCCCAGCAAGAAAGCCGCGGCAGAAGCTCCTCAACTGCTACAGGTCATTAACCAACACATGGAAAACGGTGTGTATGGCGTGATCAGCACGGAGCTTGAACGTCAACGTGTGCTGGGGAAATTGAACGGTTTGTCTGATCTGGAAGCGTACAAGCAGGTTGGTGACAGCATTCAAGAGCGAGGTGGTTTTGACCATCTGTTTGCCAAGGAAGAGCAGAGGCAACAAGACCCCACGCCAGCGAAGCGACTCCCACCCAAGCAGAAGCGAGAAGATCCCAAGCTGAAGGAAAAGCGGCGTGCTGCAGCTCCGAGCAAAGGTGCACCCGCTAAGTCGAAGATCCCGGCGGATTTCAATCCCCTGGCGATGTCCGACGAAGAGTTTGAGAAACACTTTAACCAAAAACTTCTGTGATATTTAAGGATAGCTTATGAGTCGTCAATATAACGATCCCGCTGGTGGTTCCCCGTCTAACATCGGTAACCAGTTCAATGAATTCTACTGGCAGAAGCAGGCCCTGATTGAAGCCAAAAAGGAGCAGTACTTCTCTCCGCTGGCGGATACCACGGCTATGCCGAAGCACTTCGGTAAGAAGATCAAAAAGTACCACTACCTGCCGCTGCTCGACGACGCCAACGTCAATGACCAGGGTATCGACGCCTCCGGTGCGACCATTGCCAATGGTAACCTTTACGGTTCCAGCAAGGATATCGGCACCATCCCGGGCAAGATGCCTGTGCTGTCTGAAACTGGCGGTCGTGTTAACCGTGTTGGTTTCAAGCGTAAGGAACTGGAAGGTTCCATCGAGAAGTTCGGCTTCTTCGATGAGTACACCCAGGAGTCCATGGACTTCGATACCGATGCGGACCTGATGCAGCACATCAACCGCGAAATGGTATTCGGTGCCAACGAAATGACCGAAGACCTTCTGCAGATTGACCTGATCAACTCTGCTGGTCTCATCAAGTTCGCCGGTGCTGCCACTGACGTACCTGAAGTGAACGCTACTGCTGTCGTGACTTACAGCGACCTGCTGCGTCTGTCTATCGACCTGGACAACAACCGCACACCGAAGATGACCAAGGTTGTGACCGGTACCCGTCTGGTGGATACCAAAACCATCCCGGCCGCTCGTGTCATGTACATCGGTTCCGAGCTGCAGCCGACCATCGAAGCGATGACCGACCTGCACGGCAATCCGGCCTTCATCCCGGTTCAGAAGTACGCCGCTGGCGGCACTGTCCTGAACGGTGAGATCGGTACCGTGGGTTACTTCCGCATCGTGGTTGTGCCCGAGATGATGAAGTGGGAAGCCGCTGGTGCGGATGCGACTGGTAACGACACTCACTGGGCCACTGCAAACAAGTTCGACGTGTTCCCGATGCTGGTTGTAGGTGATGGCTCCTTCACCACCATTGGCTTCCTGACCGATGGTAAGACTGTGAAGTTCAAGATCACCCACAAGAAGCCGGGTACTGAGACTGCTGACCGCAATGATCCGTATGGCGAAATAGGCTTTATGTCCATCAAGTGGTACTACGGCTTCATGGTTCTGCGTCCTGAGCGTCTGGCTGTGCAGTACACCGCTGCCACCCTTTGAGGGTAGTAGTTAAGCGGTAACCGGGAGGGGTCGAAAGGCCCCTTCCAATCCAAACCAAGAGAAGGCATCCCATGAGCGAAGTTGAAAACGTAGTAGACACCCAGGAATCCGAACTTGAAGCACTGAAGCTGCGTGCAGACCAGCTTGGCCTCAAGTACCACCCCAGCATTGGCCTGGAGAAACTCCGTGAAAAGGTCAACGAAGAATTGAACAAACCCACCGAAGGCGTAGAAGGCGGCGACGTCTCTCATGCTGCGGTGAACAAAGGTGCACGGAATGAAGCCCTGGCTCTGAAGCGAGTGCGCATTACCTGCATGAACCCCAACAAAAAGGAATGGGAAGGCGAAGTATTCTGCGCCGGCAACTCCCAGATCGGTACCGTTCGAAAGATGGTCCCCTTTGAAGCGGAATTCCACGTTCCAGACATTCTGCTGAAGATGATCAAGCGCCGGATGTACCAAACCTTCGTGACGGTAAAAACCCCGAACGGCGGTAAGATCAAGCGCGGCAAGCTGGTTCGTGAATTCGCCGTGGAAGAGCTCGAGCCTCTGACGGAGAAAGAGCTGGCGGAACTGAAGCAGCGTCAGTTGATGGCAGCCGGTCAGGCTGAGTAACGGGTAACCCAGGGTAGACAGTATGACGTCAGTGACATTAGATCAGCTTACCGAGTCTAAAATTGAAGGTACCGGTGTCTTCGACAAACTCATGCAAGCGGTGGAAGCGCACATTCACCAGGAGTTTGGGAAGAACCGGATCAAGGGCCCGGAGTACTCGACTGTCTACCTTGGGGCTCTTCAGAGCACCCTGGATCAGTCGATCCGCTTTCTGTTGGATAAAGACGATGCCTTGCTCAAAGCCAAACAGGCAGAGTTGATTGATAAACAGATCGAAGAACTTACCGCTCGGATTGCGTTGATCCAACAGCAGACCGCGAATGCGTTGACCGAAAACGCCACCATGCTCAAACAGCAGGACAAGCTGGATGCAGAAGTAGCATTGATCGGTGCACAGAAACTGAAGACCGATGAAGAAATTTTGAGTCTGCAGGAAGGTCAGCTTAAAACCGCAGCTGAAACTGCACTCCTGGATCAGAAGAAAGTCACTGAAGAGGCCCAGATTTCGGGTGAGGGTGTGGACGCTGATTCAGTCATCGGCAAGCAGAAAGCACTTTATCAGGCACAGTCTGATGGGTATGAGAAAGATGCTCAGCAGAAAGCCGTGAAGCAAATGCTGGACACCTGGAACGTACGTAAAACAGCAGACCCCTTCGGTACTGTCGAAACTCCTGATACCAAGCTGGAACCTCTATACATTGGACGTGCTGTAACCAAACTCATGGAAGGTATTGGCGTTGATATGAGCTAAGTCCCTGAACAGGGTGTGTAAACGAAGGACAGCTCCGGCTGTCCTTTTTTGTAAGAGGGCACGGTATGGGACTATTCAGTAGTAAAAAGAAGAAGGTTGTCGGAACCAGCGTCACCCGAGTCATCGAAGACGAGGATATTCCTTCCAACGCCAAGGAGAGTGTGATTGCCGCTATTATGCGTGGCGAGTCTGTTGGTGACATGATTCTGGAAGATCGTATCAATGGGCGTGTTCCCCACTTCGAGCAGGCATACGCATTTGCCAAATCCGACAATTATGTGTTCGGGGTACCTGACGAAGAGATCAGTGAAACCAGCTCAGCAAGACTTGCTGTGCAGCAGCAGATCACTGCAGAACAATCCAGCAATGTTCAGCTTTGGTACTACCGACTGCTTCCCATGAACTTCCTGCACATGGCTTGGGAAACGTTATTTACCCAATACCAGTACGACCCGTTCACCAACAAGCTCGGCACCAAGACAACAGAAAAAGGCACGGACGTCTATGTGAAAGACCTGGTGGTATCACTCACCGGTACAGCCGAGGATTACCCCGAATTATCCCTTATCAACTGGGATACGCACCCCCAGGACCGTTACAGCCTGAGCAGGGGAGACACCCCGACTGAAACCAGAACACCTGTCTTTCTGTTTGAGCAGTCACAGAATGAGTTCCGTGTGGAGATCGAGTGGCTGGAGGAGGGTTCTGGTACACCAACGGATGGGTATACGGCGCCAGCACTAAGTCAAGCTGTTGTACTACAGGGTGGTTATACTGCCTCACCTTTAAGTCAGGCAGTTGTCTTGAGCGAATCAGGTACCGGAAGTACGCCAGGGGATGAACCAACCATTCAGACCGAAGTATGGGTTCTACCAATTCCCGCTGTGGATATGGCACAGCTCTACCACCAAGTGGCATACCGTAACCTAGGAAACAACGCAGAAGGTTATTGGACCTACGCGCAAGGCGTAGGCACCTATCCAGCAATAGACAACGCAGGCAATACCACAACCATTGTGGAAACGGATTATATGCCGTTCATGTTTTTCATAAGTGATGGCGTTCTATTGGGCTCTGAAGGCCGGGAAAACACTCCGGAGTACCGGAGTATGCAACTTATGCTCAGATACATGAGCATGGACTTCAGAGAAGTCTGCGACAACATGGCAGAGAATCCAGACATTGCTGATGTACGTCAAGGCGCTATGATCTTTGGGATTCCTATGGATTCAGAAGATCCAGATGAACTGGTCTACCTTTATCGACACTTACGCCACTTGTATGACACCACCACGCCAGTGACTGAAGTAACAACCGGAGATGCACAGTATTCCATTGGTTTCACCGACGCGGACTTCCGGATTGATCTGGATTACGCCGGCATTGTGGTCGAAACCAAGACAGGTAACGTCGGTGAAGTCGGTTCTGTAAAACGGACGATTGGGAATTACTCGGTACAGGAAACAAAGACCATAGATACCCGGGATGGTCCGGAGACTGAGGTCGTTACACGTACTTACGACAAGTTGACTCTACAATACCAGGAGACTGCAAACTCGTATCAGGAACTCACGATCTACAACCCGAGCATGGTGTACTTCGTGGAAGGGAATCGGGCGGTATATGTCAACCTGTCCGATGACGAGGGACGGCTTCTGCTCCCAATGTGTAAACCAATCATCAACACATTCAGTTACAACCAAAAGGAGAAGTTGTACCTCCGTTCGTTGCACTTCGTCTTTAACTCCCTCGTGGTGGTGAAAGTGAAGTGGTACCAGACCGGAATCTTCAAGGCGTTTCTGGTGGTAGTGGCTATTGTCATCACAGTACTAAGTGCTGGAACGGCAATACCGGCTATTGCGGGTTTCCTGGGAATCTCAACGTTAGCCGCGGTGGTGGTCTTCGTCATTATCAGTATTGCGATGTCCTTTGTCTTCCGTCTGGTGGTCAAGGAACTTGGTTTACAGAATAGTATTATTGCTGCAGTCGTATTGGTTGTTCTGGCTGCGCTTGCAGGAATGAACGGTACAGAGTTCTTTGGTTTTGTTGATGCACAGATGTTGCTTATGATGGGTAACGGGCTTGCGCAGGGTGTTGGTAAATATGCTGGAGAACTCGTTAATGAATATAATCAAAAATACGAACAGTTTGAAGATTTACTGGACAATAGGACAAAGGAACTAAAAGCAGCTGAGGAACTATTAGGCGGAGGGATTGATATAGATCCCTTTGAGTTTATCGGGCTACAGCCGTTATTTATCCCCGGAGAAACGCCTGATTTGTTTTATCAAAGAACAGTGCATTCCGGTAACATTGGAACATTGGCTTATGAATATTTACACAGTTACTTTGATGTAAACCTCCAATTACCAACCATTTCAGATTCTTTGGGAGAGTTATATGACCGGAACCGTTAACCCTATGCAGGCGCTTGCTATGGCAAGCCCAAATTACACCCCTGTTTCTACCTTTGATCTGGGAACCAGTCCCTATGACTTTGGTTATGGGAATTATACCAACCCAAATTTCTCACCTGTTGCTACGGCATCCCCGGTAAGTGCTGCCACATCGGTACCTGTGGCGGACATTTCCCAACAGTTGGCGTCTTTTGGATCTGCAGTACCGGCTGGCGCTGAACCGACCACGATGCAAACCTTGTTTGGCGGCAAACTAGCGGATGGTAGTACCCAGATGGGAATGATTCCTGCTGGTTTGGGGACTGCTAACTCATTGCTGTCCGGCTGGCTTGGTATGAAACAGTATGGATTGGCCAAGAAGCAGATCAACTCATCCATTGATATGAGCAAGCGTAACTTCAACGCCCAGGCCAATACGATCAACTCCCAACTGGAAGACCGTCAGCGGTACCGTGCCATGACACAGCCTGGTGCTAACCAAGACGTTGCCAGCTATATGGCGAAGTACGGAGTGCAGAAGGTATGAGCAATCCTATCACTTGGCGTAATGTTAACGGCCCGGATCTTCGATCCGGTGCCGCCATTCTTGGGCAAGCCCAGCAGAGCTTTGATAAAGCGTTCTCGGGTGCCCAGGGCGTTATCAATGATTGGCAAGGCATTCAGGAGGCCAACCAAGCCAACACCATTGACAAGAACACTGAGCAATTCCTGAATACGATCAACCAACGTTACCGTGATCCAGCTGCCTTGGAGCAAGCCAGACAATCGGGTGAGCTGGATGCTCTGCGTCAGCAGTATGGTCAGTATGGTTTGGACACTGATAAAACGAACGTCGCAGCCATTGATTCTATTCTGGGACAACGACGTACCCAGCGTAAGGAAAACCAAGAGTACTCTGATTTCGAGACTCGCTTGGGTAACCGTGCAGCCAGGGATGCACATGACGTGGCGATTGCTGAAGGTCGCTTTGAGGACGCGGCCAAGATACGGTCTGAGAACGAGTTTCTCAACGAAGGCGGTATGGCTCAGGCACAAACCAGTGCACAGCATGCTGAAGAGAATCTGAACTGGACCCGGGAGCAGCGGAACAATACCCGACAGGATCGTGCAGAAACCCAACAACAGAAAGCAATCCGGAAGCAGGGTGAGGCCTTGGCTGCTGACGCATTCCTGCGTATGAGCGAACCAGGGGCCAATGCCACCCAGATCAGGAACAGTCTGGTTTCAGACCTGATGTCAGTTCCAGGAATGACTATGGGCATGGCCACGGAAATGGCAACCAATGCGGACAACACCGATTATCTGACCTCACAATTGTCCAAGCGTGATCAGGCAGGGTTGGACAAAGGTTTGGCAGGAATTGAGAAGGAACTCAGCAAAAATGAGTTTTACCAGTGGGAGACCTCCAAAGAGTCACCCGCCGAGGCTGCAAACCGCGTAATCCAAAGCGCGCAAGCTAAGATCGACGACGGTTGGGACCAGGAAGAAATCCATGATTTTGCGTTGGTTGCGATGACACAAGGCTTTGACTTGGGTACAGGCACGAAGATGCCTCTTCCCCCTGCCGCTGTGGAGTTCGTTATCAACCATCCGGATGTGGGTTCACTTTGGAACGGAAACCCAGATGATCATGTAAAGCGCTTGATCACCGACAACCCCTACTGGAAGAAGAAACTGGACGAAGCTGCACAGGGTAAGATTGACAAAAAGACGTATCAGGCCGAGTATTTAAAGAACACCCTGGGGAACGCCGAGCAGTTACAGGCAATGGACGCCCGCAGGAAAGACGGAGATCCGGTTGGTTGGTTCCTCGAAAGCATCAAGAACCGGGAACAGTAAACTGAGGGCCCTCTTCGGAGGGCTTTTTCTTTCACAAGGGGATACCTCATGCGAGGATTTATTACCTCGGTTGTAGTGCTGGCAAGCATTGGTGCTGTGCTTTATGGTGGCACTTACTACCTGACAATGCAGATAGACACTCTCTACTCCGATCTTGCCAATTCTATTGGTTTGATCTATTTAATGATTGCACCGGCTTATTTGGTTGTTCAATTTATCCTTGTTCCATTGTATCGTCGTGCAACAAAAGAACTGACCATTAGGGATTTGCACAAGTACAAAACACTGCTGGATAACGGACTTATTTCCGAATCAGAATACAACCAAAGAGTTGGTGAATTAAAGAAGTCTTTGTAATTAAATACAGTCTCTCCTTGTTTTAAATATCGCAACAAATCCTATTCTATTTATAATGCCTCAATGGTTTAAAACTGTTGAGGCATTTAGATGGATATAATGGATGAACTTGGTTCCCTTCTTAACGATAAAAGCACGCCTCTTGATCGCGTAATACAACGGCGGAATCAGAAAGAGCAAGATGTTATTGATGCCGCGTTTAAAAACGTTGAAGCCCTGGATCGCATACATAAAGCCAACGAACGTCGGTTGCAGCCGGATGCCCAAGTAGGTGCACTGGGCACAGACTCTGATACGGTTCGTTTAGGTGTCGGTGGTGCAATGAGTGGTACAGGTTCTGTGCTTGCAGCTCCTGGCTGGATACTGGACCAGGCCGGTCAACTTATTGAATCTGGTTTAATGGCAGCAGGTCTGGAAGATCAAGTACGCGCAGTCAACCAGAAGTTTGTTGATTGGGGTATCTCCGCACCCAGTGAGGCCTTCAAAGGTGTAGGCGGTTGGCTGAAAGAAGGCGGTCAAGAACTCCAGAAAGCCGTGGATGCTTCCACACAATACTCCTTTGACCAGAGTACACCTACTGGTGACATCACCGATACGTCCAGTTGGTCATTGGGCGAGAACCCTTCTCTGGAAGGTTATGGTTTGCAGCTGACGAAGATCCTGGGGGAGTTTGCTCCGCAGGCAGCAGGCCTGGTAGCCCGAAGTCCAGAGAAAGCCATGCAGATCATGGGTGCTATTGGTGGTCTGCAAGCCGGTGAAGGTCAAGCCTCTGACACCGTGGATGCCATTATGCAGATGGATGAAGCCACGCTCACAGAAGCTTCTGACCTGTACCGGGAACTGCGCGAAGACACCCCAGAACTTACCCACGAACAAGCCCAGCAGGAAGTTGCACGTACCGCAGGTGCTGCGTCTTTCATGGGGGGTGCTTTGGTAGGTACAGCGGGTGGTGCAGCCACCGGTTATATCCTCAAACCTCTTCAAGGCAAACTGCAAGGCAACGTTCTGGGACGTGCTACAAAATCCGTAGGTCTGTCTGCCGGCGAAGAAGCTCTGCAAGAAGTGGGCGAGACCGTTACCGGACGTGCAGCAAGTAATCTGGCTGCCGGTATGGACCGAGACCTGACCGAAGGTACTTTCGGTGATGCGGTACTGGGTGGTTCCTTTGGCGGTGGTTTGGGTGCACTGGGTACCACGGCCGATGAAGTAGGACGTATTGCTGAGAAAGTCTCAGCAGCCATGCCTCAGACTGATTTCAGTACCAAAGAGAAAGACATTGTTGCGGCAGCAGAGTCTGGCAACATCGATAAGTTCCTTGATCCAGAAGACAAGAAGAACTACTCCCCCCTGAATGCCCTTGGCGCCATGGTCATTCGTGCCCGTCGTGATGATGTGCCGGAAGCTGAAAAGCGTGAACTGAAAGCTTCTATGCAGAACATGATCACCACGCTGGAGCAGGATGCCGTCAAACTGCAACGCCAGATTGATCAGCATCTTCCTGAAACTATTGAGTCCACGCGGCAGAAACTTCAAACCCGGGAACAGAAGCTGGCAACAGCCGAGACTGAACAGGAACGTGTTCAGCTACGTGATGACATTGAGTTCCTGAAAGAATCCCTGGATGCCATTGAGAACGTTGATCCCAAGCGCATTAAAGCCATGGAGGCTGAGCTTAAGGGGATCAACTCTCAGATCAGTGAAGCTCAGGCCATGTTTTCCCAGGTCCCAGGAGCAGAGGCCACTGCAGACGATGTGGATGCCCTGAAAGCCACTGCCGGCATTACCCCAACAGATGCACCGGTATCGTCTACAGAACGTACCCAGGCCGCTAAAGAGCTGACCATAGTGGCTATGCAGAATCCGGATTTGCTGAGTACACAGGACGTTGAAACCCTGGTAGGGGATGACACCAATGGCTTGTCAGAAGATGACCGACAGTTCCTGCGTACTCTGTCCCAAGCACAGCTTGCCGCGAATCTGGCTCAAGACATGACCGGAGCACGCCGAGGCGTCATGCAAGGCACAGACGGTTTTATAGGCATTCGCCAGTATCAAGCACGCATGGCCAATGCTGTTAGGGCCAAAAATGACACGGTGGCCAAAGCCCAGCTCACTGGTTTGCGCAAGTTCCGGGAAAGTCATGAAGCCAAGGCTAACGTATTTGAGAAGGCACTGGAGCAAACCAATAAGACTGGTAAGCCGGTGATTGTTGCCCGGGGCAAAGGACACACTGATTGGAAAATCACCCAGCGTAAGTCGTTGACCGATACTTTCCGGAACTTCGGGGCTATCCGTATTCGCCCAGACTCTACACGGTTGGTGGCTACCGTTGCACAAGAGAGGGAAGCTCTGAAGGCCGCTGAAGCCATGTTAAATGCAGCCTATACCTTGGGCTTCTCTCAGAACGCATCCGTCACAGAACAGCCGGAGGCTGTCTCCGACACGCCAGAATCCACTGAATCTCCAGTAGCAGAGGAAACCGTCAATGAGTCAGAGCAAAGCGAAGCGCCCGAACCGGAATCCGTGGAAGCAACACCAGAAACGTCTGAAGCAGAGCCAGAGCCGACGCAGGCAGCAGAACCTGTTGCAGAGCCCACACTCAGAGAGCGGGTTGAACAACCTGAGTCAGGTACTGACGGAGAGGTAGAGGCTGAGCTGGAACCGGTAAACCCGGAACCTGAATCAGAGGTACCGACCGAGGCGGGCGAAGTCCGCTACGAGGAAGGTACCTTGGCTGTGTTTAAACAAAAAGCAGCAGCAATCACCGGCAAGTTAACCGATGAAGCCTTCCGTAAACTCAACCTGGTTCGGCAGTACTTTACCCAAACCAGTAAGAAAGACTCGGATGTGACTGAACGGCCCTTGGTAGTTCAGAAGGATTTCCTGTCTGCGTTGATTCAGGATGAATCCGTTGCCGATCTGTTCGTGGATGCACGACGCTACGGTAGTTTTGACGGTTCTGGTTTGTCTGAAGCGCAGTATGCCGCCATACGTGACTTTGCATCCAAGGCAAAAGACTGGAACGAATATCTGGAAACAGAACTGATTAACTACGATATCAAGGAACAGTTCTACTATCGTGATCTGTTCCACCATCTGCGTGATGGTCAGCCAACCGAGGAGAACATCAAGACAGCGATCTCTTATGCGGCATACTCTTGGCTGATTGATAACGCCAGCAGACCAGCACTGGCCACCGACGAAGAGATCAATACCATCCTGCATCGTCGTCCGGAACACGAAGTCATAGACACTGAGCGGGCTGAGTTTGGTTATATCGGCACCTCGGACAAGTTGGTGATCAATACGCTGGGTCAAAAGGTGGTTCAGGCATTAGGTATTCGTGGTACCAAGGATACACCAGCTAACCTGGTGTCCCAGCTTGAGTCGTCTTTGGGTGTCTACGCTATGCAGTTGCTGGCGGAACAAGAGTTGGTTGAGCGTCACCAGGTTACGAGTGCTTCGTTCTCCAGGGAACCCGGTGATGCAGACGACGCGACCATCTCGGGGGACTATGTTACACACCCGTTTGTTCGTCTGGCTCGTAAAGAGAACCTCAAGCCGGTTGACGTAATTGAAGCCATTGGTGTAGCCAACCGTAATACTCAGAGTATTCTGAGCCACCTTATGGGTGTGGAGTCTGGCTCTTTTGAACCGGAGTTTGTGGAGCCTGAATTTAACCAGGCGTTCACCAAAGGCACCAAGCAACGGGTACCCAAGCGACAGCAGAAGATTGAAGCCAAGAAAGGTAAATACGCCTATCAGGTACGCAGCACCATGTTTGGTTTGTGGGATGCACTGGACCTGGGTACCAAACGAACCATCGTAGGTGTAAAGGATCTTGACAACAAAGCCGTGCACAAGGTCAACAAGCTGAGTGCTGAAGGATTCAACGAAGGCCTTGACCGTGAGATTTTCCTGTTCGACGAATTCGCCAGCAAGGAAGAGCACCGGAACCGTCCGTTCTGGTTAATTGGTAATATCTGGAAGCAGCAACGTGTAGGTCTGAAGAGTAACACCATCAACCCGCAAGCCAGCAAGATCCATCGTTTCCTGGTTTCCATGACAGGATGGAAAGTGTCTGTAGACACTCGCCTGGATTCACCCAGTAACCGGATGTTCCGACTGAACGTAGCTACTGGCCTGGGTATCAAGACGGATAAACAGGCTGTAGAGACTTCTCTGAAGCGACTAGATGAGAAGCTGAATGACAATCCAATCTTGCTGGATGCTGTAGAGGTCATTAAGCAGAATCTGCTGGGCGAACCACTCTCCGAAGCAGAGCAGGCTACCCTGGTGGAGGCAGTCAGGGTGGGCGGTGAAGCCATGCACACGATGGATGCTCTGTTGGGTCTGGCACAGTGGGAGCTGGCCGTTGATAACGGAGAATCCAGTTTTGAAACCGATATGATGCTGGAAATCGACGGTGTTACCAACGGCCCCATGCTGGCACAACTCCAGTTGGGTGCAGCACCTTCTGCCGGGGAACTGAACGAGATCCTGAACAAAGGTGGCATGTACGAGCTGGGCAGTGATTACACCAACTTCAATACCTGGAAAGAAGAAGCCAAGCAACCTGACCTGTACGAAACCCTGGCCAAAGACATTGCCGAAGCAATGCAGGCGGTGATTCAGGGAGCCGATGCCTGGAAAGCACAGAACTTTGTTTCTCTGAACCGCTTCATGGACGGGCTGTTTGACGCTAACAGTAAGAAAGTGACCATCGGACGTAACGCGGTGAAGACTCCGCTTACAGCCATGGTGTTTGGTTCTTCAATCAACAACGCCATTAAGAGTATGGCGGAAGAGTTTGTTCAGGGTATCTACGATCGAATTGAAGCAGATGCCAATTTACCAGAAGGTGAACGTTCTGCTGCAACCAAAGAAACCCTCAAGCACATCAACGCACTGTTGAAACCTGGTTTCAAGAAAGGGGTTACCCCACTCTCTGAGAACATGACGACTGATCAGTTGCTGGAGTTCACCTTTGATAAGGAGCAACTGAAAACGATCAACGACATGTTCCGCTGGAACGTTGGCAAGCATGTTGAAGGTGTGATGGAACATCGCTTTGGTTTGTTCATGGGACGTAGAAGGGAGCTGAACCGGGGTGCACAGTTGGCCTTCTACCTGTATGACACTGTGTATCAGTACTACCGTGAAAAAGTAATCAAGGAGTTGGTTAACTCTGGAGATATCCCGGTCAACGTAACCAAGAACGGTAACACACTGTATCGATATGACCTGACCTCAGCACAAGAGCAGTTGGTGGAGCAGCGTGTACGTGCGGCCATGCCTATGGTACATACCCCACTGTCCAAAGACAGCAAAGACCTGGGTGCTGGCTTGTTCATCGGCAAGACTGAGCGCAGTGTGGCAAAGGATGCAGACACAGCCTACACCCAGAAAGTGGAATTCAAAAAGCGTAAAGATAAAACACGGTACGTCGACGGCCGCGGCATGAAACGTCAGATGGTCGACCCGGGTATAGCCACCCTGATCATGATGATTCACTCATCGGATAGCGCCATTTCTTCCTATGCGGCAGAACAGTTACAAGCCCTGAACATCCACGATGCTCATGGTTTGAGTCTGAACGATGCAGCCGAAGGCGGAAAGAACCTGAACAAGGCGACGTATGAAGTCATGCGTGACTACTCGGCGCCATTGGAAATCCATGAGGCACTGGTTCGGACAATTCGTGGTTTGAAGTCGCTGGGTGAGGATCTGGTATCTGATCCGGAACTGCGTGAGCGGTTTGTTGCCTTGTCTCAAGAGCTACACAAATCCAAACTGAACGGGCTCATTGAGCCGGTTGATGATATCAACCCAGATAACGGGGACGTTTTCCGGTACATCCTGAAGCAGACTGAACGTGCTGCGTTCGCTTCTGAGTACACCAAACTGCAGAACATGGCTCAGTCCAAAGCGTATAACCAGTACGCCTTTGAAGGTGGGGAATACTTAGTAACAGATGCAGATCGTGCCAAAGCTTTGGAAAACCTTGATGCGTTGGATGCTCGTCCAGCTAACAAAGGTGACCGGGATCTCATGGAAGTTCTTTACTCGCTGTTCCCAGGCAATGAAGCCTACTCTGCAGAGATTGCGGCTGAGCGTGAAGCGAAAGCGATGGACCCTGAGTCTCTGGCTTCACAGGAAGAAATCGCTGCAGCACTGGACCTGTGGTTGGCTGACCTCAGTTCTGATGCCGTGAAAGAGCTTACTGGTAACGGTGTGATTGGTGAGGCCCTGATCCAGAAAGGTAGGAACCTCCGGTATATCGGCCACCAGTTCAGCTTGCATGGAAACCTGAACCAGGTGTTGGAAGAGTATCTGGATGGTGAAGCCAACGACCCGTTTTCGGAACTGGCTACCTTCAAGAAGGAATTGATTGCCCGTCTGCGCAACTACTCAGTAAGCACAAAAGACGTGCGATCTGCACCGGCCTCTACCGTGTCTAACTTGATTGATGCGCTGAACAGTAACAGCGTGATTCAGGCCAATTCGGAGCTCTCTCAGGATCTGGTACTGGTGCAGCAAACGATCAACAGCGGTGTGTATGACGTTGTCGCCAGTATCGAAAAGATGCTGCCGACAGAACGTGCACAGCAAGTGCTGGCCACACTGAATCGTTATTACAACAGTGGTCGGGAACATCGGTTTGGGCTCCTGGGTGCACCATACCTTTCTCAGGACTCGGAGTTGGTTGCGTTTCTGGAGAAGAACCCGCAGACGACCACCAAGGAATTGATTGGTGCCATGAAGTCGGCCCTGAAGAAACGGAACAAAACGAGTGGACTGTCCCAATACGACCGCTTCATCAACCAAATGCTGAATCTGTTGTCAGGCTCGCTGCCAGGAGATACCAAGGTAGAACTGCTGACTGCGAACTCTGAAACCGCATTTGGTTACGCCTCCATGGAGATTGTGGAAGCATCGGCGGCATACTTGCCGGGAGTGGGCATCATGGTGAAAAACACCGATTTCCAAAACGCTTCCGTTACCTACGAAACCCTGACGCACGAGATGATTCATGCGGCGGTTGTGGGGATTACCCGCAAAGCATTGCAGGGTGGGACGGTTATCCGTGGGGAAGAGTTGGTCACCGAGCAGGTGGTAAGTGACGAAACGGTTCAACTGGTCAAAGAACTGGAAGCCCTGCACGGCGAAGCCAAGAGATTCCTGGAAGAGCAGGGCGGTGCTTTGGCAAGCCGTTGGGCCTATGCCACCAGCAACCTGGATGAGTTCATTGCCTTCGGTATGTCCAACCAGGATTTCCAGAATGACGTATTGAAGAAACTTACCGTTGCCGATAAAGGTCGGGGCAACAAGCTGATCGACGGTATGACTGCGTTCATCAACAAACTGGTGGGCATCCTGTTCGGTAAGAACGCGCCGGCAGATAAGCGCAATGGTTTGTACCAGATGGTGGCGAACACCACTGCCCTTATGAAAGCGGCTCGGGAAGACGCGCAGAAGACGCGTGGTATGGAGCTTCCAAAAGGTAAGCCGGAAGTTATTGCCATGCAGGGGCCGGACCCATTGGAGGAAGCCAAGACACTGACCAATGAGCAGGTGTTTGATCGACTGGCGGGTAACGCGCTGTCAGCGGATCGTCAGACTCACCTCAAAGAACTGCTCAACAGTATTGTTGAGAAACTCCATGGGCCTATGGGTGCCCTGGGTGCTCAGTTGCGTCAGGAAGCTGCCTACGGACCGGAGGACCGCTACCTTGAGAACCTGGTGAATGGAACTCTGCCGTTCTACTCCCGGACCCTTGGGGCTGAGCTGAAGATGACTCAGGCTGAAGGGTTTGTATTGGAGCAGGTTGAAATGACAGTGCGTGAAGCCCTGAACAGTGACCGTGCTGCGTATGAAGGTATGGCCAAGTTGTTCCGGGAAGCACGGACACAGATTCGTCCGGAAGATCTGCCGGCCGGCGCACACAAGTTTATCTTCACACCTCAGAAGCAGGACGGTGAATCCACCTCAGATTACCTGAGTCGATTTGCTGCCCTGTCCCTGGTGTACAAACCACTGAACGACAAGATGCAGTTTGCCACGGCAAAGACGGTCCCGAGCTTGCGAGGCAAAAAACTGGGTGAAATCGTCAAGACGCTCTTTGCCCGCATATTAGAAATCCTGAACGGAAAGATGACCAACACCTTTGCCGGTCAACAAGCGGATGCCAAGGCAGTCAGCCTGGTGCGTCAGCTGGTGAACAATGAGGCCAAGTACCGGGAATCCGCAGCACTGAGAAAACAAACCTTGGACAACGCTGAGAAGGGTGCTTTCCAGAAGCTTTCCGATGCAGCCAGGGAAAAGGCAACCCAGTTTGCGGAATCCAACCCGATTGCCAATAACAGTAACGTGTTTGTGCGTTCTTTCGGAGTGATAACTTCAGCTGTGGCCAATGACCGTGTGCGGGAACTGTTCGACGGATTGGAAGATGTCAGGAACAAGATCTATGCCGGCCAACGCCAGGGCATCTGGGCAGCAGTGGCTACGGAATTCAAAGGTGCCAATGAGACCAACCTGACCGCGCATCAGCTGTTGCGTATTGCCAAACACAATGAGCAGACGCGTAAAATCGTTAAGGAACAGATAGCCAAAGGGGTACTGGAAAGCTTCGATCCAAACCACAAACTAACTGACCTGGAAAAGAAATCCCTGACCAAGGTGCTGTTGCGTACTGATATGACGGCACTGCTGGGTGATGGTGATTCTGGTTTGGGTACCTACGACCTGACGACGCTGACACGCATGGTTTCCGATGAACAATTTCTGGATTCCGAGATCAAGAAACTGGAGAAGGCCATTGCCCGGGAGCAAAGTAACACCCGGTACTATGTGGCCCAAGCCAGAAACACCGGGTACTTCCTGGCAACGGGACGGAATGCCAGCGCCAACCTGATGCAGAACGCACATAGCATTGTGTACCTGACAGGTACCGGTAACAAACGTAACAAGCCCAGCTTTTCACACGCAAAGACTCTGGAACCCATGGTGGATCGTCTGATCTCCCTGAACGCGTTGAAATATACCGATGGGGAACTGCGAGACGTTGCGGCCAATGTCATGAAACGTGAGCTGTCCCGGGGCACTGAAAGCGGTATCGAGATGGTTCTGAAAACGCATGAGCGGCTGAAGCGTGAAGCCATGGACAAGCTGTTTGATGACGGCCCTGCGTTGTTCCGTAAAGGCTACACCAAGGAAATATACGATCCGTACAAGGAGGTAGTACTGGCGCCGGTGAGTGAGCGGGACGATCTGATCAAGCGTGGGTATGTCCCAGGAGCTGTTCTGGAGCAAGATCCTGCGGACCCGGATCGTCACAATCCCAAGCAGTTGTTCGTGATGCACGATGCAGGGCTCAAGAGCCGAGTGACAGGAATCTATTCAAATACCGACATGCGGGTACGGGGTACCACCATTCACTCTGGTTTGCAGTCGGTGTCCGGTGAAGGGCTGGTCAGCGTCCGTCAGGATATGAATACTCAGGTTGCTGCAGCACTGAATTCAGATATCCAGGCATTGTTTACGGCACCGGATAATTACAATCCTGAGCGGGTAACCGGTGCCAGGATGGCACCTGTCGTCAACAACATGGGCCAGATTGTGAACTATCGGTACATGATGCAGGAGAAAACAAAAGACCTACTGTTGAACCGTAACAATGCCCTGGAAGAGATTCTGGGTGGTATGGCGGCCAACATCGTAGACAAGGTCTCCAGTCGGGAGCATAACAACCGTGCGGTTGAAGCCATGCATCAACAGTTCCGGGAAGAGTCTCCGTTACGTCCGCATGCGTTTGTTCGGGTAAGTGCAGAGAGTGAAGACCCTACCGTGCGTGAAGCATGGAATCTGATACCTGAAGGTACCAAGCATCATATTCGTAAAGTGTGGGGAAGAAATGAAATGTGGGTAAGGGCAGATCTGTATGACCTGCATTTTGGGTACCGCAAGCTGAGCTTGACAGACCCCTGGAAGGTGGCAGAGGACGAGCGTTCTGTCCAGCAAGCCATGGTGGTTGCGACGTTTGAAGCGTTCCTGGGTAAGAAAGCCGCAATGCGCCTGGCGAAGGCTGAGAACATTTGGGAGGAGTTGGTACGGGAAGTGAAAGATATCTGGGTGATCAAGAGTGTGGTTACCTTGATTGTCAACATCAGCAGTAACGTCACTGAGTTGTTCTGGTTTGGGGTGAACCCACGCAACATGCTCCGGGATCACCGGGAAGCGTTGCAAGGTATCTTGTCATACCAGCGGGACTCCAACGAGAAAATCCAGTTGGAGAACATGCTGGCGTCTGGTTACATGACTCAGCCCCCTGAAGAAATTCAGGCTCGCCTGGTTGAGCTGGAAGATTCCATTAACCGGAACCCAGTGAAGGAACTGGTCGATGCAGGCATCTTCCAAACCATTGTTGAAGACGTAGATGCAGAATCCAGTGATTACAGCTACAAGTCCAGACTGTTCCGGAGAGTTCAGGGGCTGACGGACAAGCTACCAGAGACAGTAACTGCTACAGGTAAAACACTCTATATGGCCCATGACACTCCGCTGTATAAGCTGATGTACCAGGGAACGTCTTTGAGTGACTTCACCGCCCGTTATGTGCTGTACAAGCACCTGACTACTCGTGATGTAGAACCTATGGCCAAGGAAGAGGCCATCCAGACCATCGTAGACGCCTTTGTGAACTACGACATTCCGACACACAAGGGTTTACAGTACATTAACGATATGGGGATCATTCCTTTCACCAAGTACTACATCCGGATTCAGAAGGTACTGATGACGTTGTACCGGGAGAACCCAGCCAGAGCATTGGCAGTAGCAACCTTTGGTTGGTTCTTCGACAGCATGGGTGTACTGACAGACTCCGGTATCTGGAACAAGGCAGACAACCCACTGGGTAATGGCGCCTTTGACTACATTGATGCAGTAGGTGACATTGGTACAATCAAAGCAGCAATGTCTATTGCAGGGTAGTAAAGAACAATCAGGAGCCTCGACACCGGGGCTCTTGATTATCCTCTGATAGAAAGAAGAAAGCCCCCTGTATAGGGGGCTTTCACTTTTCGGTCATACACTTATGTCGTTACATCATCATCTTTATCCGTGAAGAACCAGTAGATCAACAGGGTAATGACAACAGCAATAGCGACGTAGGGGAGTATAACCAAAAAGACGGAGATTGCCAGCACGACCAAAGCCACAAAGGCAAGAAGTGCAACAGCAATCACCGTGTAGCTGATCGCTTTAAAGACGGACATTCGTCCCCCTTAGCGGCTGAACAAGCTCATGTCTGATTTCTCAACAGAATCTGTTTGAGAATTGGGCAGAGGCTCGCTTGCTGCTTCTTCCGCGTCAGATTGTTCTGTTTCGTCAGCTTCAGTTGCTTTAACTTCGTCTGTATTAACGGTTTTGGGCTCAACAACCGCGTCGTCAGCACAGCTGGCAACGAAGCCTGGTGTACCTTCGGCGCATTCAACTTCGGCACTAAGGCCTGAGTCTTTGCGGCCCATGGTGAACGAGATGTTACTCACCGGTCGGGCAACACCCTGACTGGCCAGAAACATGGCGATGGCTTCTTCAATGTCTTTTTGCTTAAGACGGATTTCCATAAACGAGGTCTCTCATTTTGTCTGCGTTAACAGGGGTGGCTTGAATAAAGGGGAGGATGTTCAGGAATTCAGTGGTCTGAAGTCCTGCCTCAATAGCACCGATGGCATCAGCCATGTGCTCGGCCTTGGAGGCACTGACGGAGGTAACCCCGTTTCGTGTCACCATTGGCCAGTTAGCGTTGGGATGGAGCTTCACAGCTCGATCAATGATTTCGGCTTTGGAGGCAGTCTTACTGCCCACCGTGGCCAGTTTGACTTCAGTCGGGGTCACCTCAAAGAACTGAATACCCTGGGCACGTAAGGCACCCAGGACACCGACACAGATGCCATAGGAAGCCATGGCTCTGGCAGACTGGCTACCCACCGGGACTTCCACGAAAACACACTGTACGTCTTGAGAAGCCAGTGCAGCCTTGAAGGCCAACTGTCTTGCTCGCTCCAGATCTTTACTGTTTTGCCTGACCGTTTTACCGGTGGCGAAATCAGGATTGATCAGATCCAGGGTGTGTACCGTCAGCTTCTTGGTTTCGGTGTCATAGTGGCCTTTGGCCAGTCCCCAATTGTTCAGGGACGGGTCGAAACCACAGACGGTTATTAAGCTCATACGGTACTCCAGGTTCTTCCGGACTTGATCGCACTTATTGCGGCATCTGTCACACCAAATTTGTCTGCAAACGCTCGACCCATACCACGCTTCCAATGGGGTAAGGCTGATTTAATTTCAGCAACCTGGATTTGGGTTAGTGTTGCTTTTGCGATCGCTTCACCACGTGCTTGAGTACCGTGGTTGCAACGATCTTCAGCGTTCGATTTGACAGTATCCCAGCGAAGATTTCCTGGAGTATTGTTTTGTGCCTTACCATCGTTATGACATGCCTGAGCATCAGGAAAAGGACGTTGACCTTTGAAAGCCAGCAATACCAATACGTGTACCGGTACCCACTTTGGTGATTCACCATCGGGCGCTACTGCAGCACGTAGGTACTTCTTACCTTTACTATTACTCAAGTTGAGCATGTGAGGTTCCGTACTTAAGCCTCCCCGACCATTACGGCTTTTGTATGATCGGATGCGTCCAAGAGAAGACGCCTCATACCCAGTAAAGCCAGGTATAGGGCGCCACTCTTCCATCCCTAATACAGAGATCAGACTCATGACAGTTTACCGCTCTGCGGGTTGCCAACTGTGTTTGGCGGGATTTCCAGGTACCCTTCTTCAAAGGCCTTCTTGGGAGACCAGGAATGGTACTCATCCGACGTGCCTTTGTAATAAATCACATGGTAACCGTCAGCCGAGGAGTCGACTTTCCCGGGTAACGGGAAGGGACGTACATTGGCTACAAAGTCCCCCAATGTCATGGGCTCTGCGTGAACCTGTTTGATTGACTGGTAGCGTTTCAGATTGCCGCTCATACGATTGGTTTCTCCCCATTCAGTTGAGCGTACAGTCTATACCCTTCCAGCTCCCACAGTCGCTTGCTGACCTGTTCCCGGGCATTACGCTCAGCAATCGTCCGTCCCAGCTCTGCATCAAAGTTTTCTGGTGATACACAGGCACTGTGACCGGTTGCCAGGTAAAACTTCTGATCCAGATAGGCATGACAGAACGTGCTAGTCGTTCCGGCAGGCTGAGAAAAGAAAAAAGATACACGACTCATCATGGTAAAGATGTGGTCTACCGTAACCCGGGGAGCAGTCAGACCCTTGTCCTGAATCTCCTGCTCTACTGCTTGATCGTTCGACATCGGGTTTCCTCAGTCGGTGAATGTCAGGGGCTGATATCAGCCCCCGTGGATTCAGAGATTACTGAGCAAACAGACTGGTTGGCTGCGCCTTATTGGCCGTGGCCGCAGCTGCCATTGGGGCACCTGCTTTGGGTGCGCCGGCGGTGCCTGAAACACCTTTGGAACGATCACGAACTTGACCGGCCCACTTCTGTTCCCAGGTGTTGTAGAACACGGCTTCTGTAGCGCCACCCTGTATTTCCATAACAGTCTTCTTGTCATGGTCTTCCAGTGCACAGAAGAACTTATCGATCTCGTTCTTCTCGATGGTTTCGCCCGTTGCGTGATACTCACCGTCAGTACCCTTCTGGGACTTGTCTTCAATCTGCTTGAAGATAGCGACGTACACTTCTTTGCCCAGCAGATCCATCAGCATATCCACAGAAGTAGGTACTTCTGCTTTGGCTTCTGGGCTGTAGAGATTGATGGTTTTCTTCTCAGTGTCCATCGCGGCAATTTCCTGGCCGGTGGTCAGCTGGCACAGGCTGTTGGCCAGGTTGAAGCCAGGCAGATACTGCTTGTCACCGTTCTTGTCGATGAAGAAGTTCTTATTGCCTTTGGCATCACCGGAAGCCATCCACAAGGTTTGGCGGACTTCACGACCGGCGCTGGTCATCAGGTGCAGTTTCAGGCCCAGGGCGCCACCAGCAGACTTCTGCAGGTAAGCCAGGGTAATGGTGGTCTTGTAGATCGCGGTATCCAGTGGGCTAAAGTCACCGCCTACAACGTCCTTTTCGCCTTGAATTTCATCAGAGGTAGTCAGGTTAGAGAGAAGGCTCATAATGATATTCCTTTGGTTTCAATGATTTCGGGTTTTGGTTTTGTGAGTGGTGCCGGGGGTTACCCGGCTACCTTGTCGACACGTTGCTGAGCATGAGAATCGGTGTAGCTCAGGGAGTGGTAACGCTTCGACAGTTTGGTGATGTTAGCTTCCAGGGTTTCTTCCCGGGTAATACCGAGGCGGGACCGCAATCCTTCCATGTAGAATTCCAGGTCACCCAGTTCCTCAATGACGTTGTCACGATCCAATGGCTTGCGATAGATCACGGCTTTCTTGACCGCATCCAGCAATTCACCGGATTCGCCGGCAATGCCTACCGCCATGTGGAGGTTGTGGGCGTCGTCACCGGTCAGTTCCCGGGCAATGGTGTCACCGTATTTGGCCAGGGCTTGAACCAATTCAGGATGGGTAATCTGGGTCATGCTGCGGCTTCCTCGTCGTAGTACTCATGCAAGCGGTTCAGTACCAGCTGGCAGTCGTTGTTGATGAAGGTTTCCTTGGTATCCCACAGGCCCAGTGGTCCACGGAGCCGTTCGTTGACGGTCTCTTTGGTGAGTCGGGTCTGGAATACGTACTTGATACCCAGGTTCTCTTCTTCTGGCGTATACGTCAGGAGGGAGTTCTGGTAGTCCTTCAGATCCTTGATCTTGACCTTCTTGGCGGCAATGATGCAGGAGAAGTAACTCTCGATGCCGTTGTTTTTGAGCGAACCTTGCACCGGTACTTTGGTCTCCATGACCATATCTTTATCGTTCAGGGTGGCCAGGGTGTGCGCTGTGAAGATCACGTTCTTGGTAGACCTGGCTACATGCTGCTGCATCAGGCGCTTGAAGAATTGAGCGAAGTCGCCCCAGGCCTTACGCCCATCGGCAGACGGTGCCACATACAGAGACACATACATGTCCAGCATGTAGGTCAGAGAATCCACCACAATGGTGTGGATCTCCGGCATGGTTTCTGCAACCTGGAAGGCCTCTTCAATCTGGTGCGGATCGGTGATCACGTACTTCTTAAATTTGCTACGAAAAGGTAGCTTCTTTCCGGATTCGGTGTTGAGGTACATCACACCTTCGGGGTCTTTGAGTCCCATAAGAGACGTAGACTTACCCGCAGATGATTCACCACACACCAGAACCAGGTTGTCATTGACTTGGTTTTGGGACATATATCCTCCGAGGATATGAGTGAAAGGGGTTGAGGCCTGTAGACGGTAAACCCGTACAGGTAAGGGTCCGGCTAATTGTCAAACCAGAACACAACACGCTGGCGGTCAGGGTCCCCGTCGAGGCCTTGAATAATGTCCTGCAGATAACCGGCCAAGGCTTGTGCGTGCTCTTCGCTGCTGATCAACAGTTCAGCTGCTTTGTTGAGCAGTTCACGCTTGGTCAGATGGTTTGGTGAGTGAGCATCACCTTCCCAGCGTCGATAAAGCCGGTCAGTGTGATCTGATGCGTCATCAGGCCAGCCTTTGATCTCGAAAGAGAAAGGCCATTCTGTGCGTACACCCGGATGCAGTAAGCCAAACAGCCAGTAGTTCCGGCCGTCATGTTGGGCTTGGTCCATATCAAACCAGCCCTCTTCATCAGGGTCTTCTGGATCGTCCTTCTCAACAGTAAAGGTGTCTGCTGCGTCGGCAATCCAATGGTCGTTCTCGTCCAGCGTTTCGCTGTACATGTGAATGTCACAGCCCATGAGTTTTCCTTTTGGTGGATTCATGAAGGGGCCGAAGGCCCCCTCACGAACTGGGTTTATGCTGCGCGTTTAGCCAGGGCTTTACCCACGGTCACCATGATGGTGCCAATGATTTCAGCCTCGTCCAGCTTGTCAGCCAGCTTGTCGTTCAGATCCATGACACGTCGCTGGATCTCTGAGTAGTCCTGTCCGCCGTCTACCAGGATCATGGCAAAGCGCATCAACTGGTTGTTGCGGTTACCGTCACCGGTGGTGTTGATCACCCAACGCTCGAGATTGTCCAGAGACTGTTGATCCTGAATCTGACGCTTGCGCTCTTCGTTCTTGCTGGTTTTCGGAATGAACGGCAGGACGTCCAGTAGCTCACCTTCGCTGTACTCGTAGTGACCTGCATGAGACAGCCACTTACGGGCGCGTTGGCCTACTTGTGAATCCACTTCAAACGGAAGCCATTCAAAGATGTTCTTCATGAACTCCTTGAAGTCTTTCGCGTCCAGCTTCAGCTCGTAGTTGGTGGGAATGATGATCCGGAAGCGGTCTTCACCGTTTTCGCCGTGACGTTTTGTGGTGTAGATCATGTACTTCAGATCTTTCAGGACTGTCCGAACCAGAGCCAGGGAAGTTCCGTGGTCCACGTCTACAACAATCAGATTGAACCCGGGCAAGCAGTTGTCTTCCTGACGGTGCCCACCGGTGACGTGGTGGTTAATCCAGTGCAATCCCTGGCTTTGCGTCAGGATGTGCAGCTTGTCCCAGGGCGCATACTCGTTCTTGTAGCCTTGGGCAATGTCCGTGGAGTAGCTCACCGTCAGCTTGTTGAGGTCCGTTGAATCCAGAGTCTCACCCCGGAGGAACTCAATGCTGCTGTCAAACCGCTTCTTGATGATGATGTTGTTCTTGTAACCCCAGGCAATGGCCAGGTTCAGGAGATCCCGTTGCTGGTTTCCTGCTTTGGGGTAGAACGCCAGATCCTCTACCAGATCGGCTTGTGTCACTTCATCCCGGTTGTTGGCCATGTACTTGGCCAGTTTCACGTAGGAACGGTCACGGTTCTGGATACGACTGAAAGCTTCACCGGATTCTTCGGCTGAGCGGATAGCGGCCTTGTAATGTTCAGGCAGAATTTCCGGACTCTCGTCGATGAAGGCGTAAGCACCGGCCAGTTTCATGGCCTTGAAGAATCGTTGACGCATCTCTGAGCGTGCCAGGTCCTGATGCAGTGGCAAGTGGTGAGCTCGAAGAGCACAGTCGTTCTCGTACTGGTAGTACAGCAGGGCGGTTTCGTCCGGTACGATCAGTTGCTTGTGCGCATTGATCATGTTGGACAGTTTGCCCAGATGCTTGGCAGCTTCCGCCAGAGAGGTGTCCTGTTCCATGCTCTTGGCTTTGGCGACTTTTTCAGCTGGGGAGAGCAGGTCGGGATCTTCCATCACAACGTCGTCATTGACGAAGCCAAAGAAGCAGCGACGTGCGTAACCCATACCCAACAAGTTGTTGAACACTTCTTCAGTACGGCCACCATCGAGCAGGCCTTGAGGCACACCAAACAACATCATGTTGGTTGGGGTAATGCCCTGGATTTCTTCGTTCCGGATCGACTCTGTGGTGTTTTTCACCAACTTCTGTTTCACCTTCCCGTCAAACAGTTCCAGGAACAATCCCATAATGTCGATGTTGCCAATCAGGTTGGCGCCAATTTCATCCACCTGGAAGTTCATGGCACCACCGTTGGCCATCAGCAGCATGTTGCGTTGCTGTTTAATCGCCGGTGCAGTACCCGAGTCAAAGCTGAACAGCATCGTGCCGTGGCTTTCAAACTCACGACGTACCCGCTCGGCTTCTTCGTCCGGGTCCTTGTTCTTACGTGCCGCACGTTCCAAAGCCAGCTTGGGGATGTTCATTTCCGCCAGCAGTGGCATGGTCTGGTTGACGAACATGGTGCGGAACTGGTGGATGACCTCGTCTTCAATAATGGCGGTGGAGTGTCCTTTACCAAAACCAGAAGGTGCCAGGTTGATCATGAATGCGTTGACCGGCTGAGGGGCTTTACCCTCTTGCTTGATCATGGTGCGCATCATGGAGGCCACGATGGTCAGGTAGTAGTTCACATGGTTTCGGAAGAAGGAAGTTTCCTTGGTTCCGATTCGGTTACAGATGCTGGTCACCAACCGTTCTGCGAACGGGAAGTGATCCAGGTTGTCGTAGTCAATCTCGCTCATAACAGCTCCGGCTAGAGGATCAGTGAACCGTCCGCAATCAGAGCGTCTTTCTGTGAACAGACACTAAATGCAGGACAGTATTTACACGCCACAACTTCACCAGGCTTCTCCACCACGATGCCGACGTTCTTATCCGCGGCTAAGCGGGCGTAGGCTTCTTGCTGGTTATCGAAGTTCTTGGTGCTGCGGCTCATTTTTTCAGGGTTCTTGTAGTACTTCCACTGAGGGGCTTTTCTCCACAGTTCTTTGTCTGTACAGAGCGGGATCTGATCTTCCGGGGCATCCTTGTAGAAGTCGATCTGCTGCAGCTTCTTGACCACAAACTGCTCGGTCTCTTTCAGACTCATCAGAGGAAAAGCCACAGAGACAATCTGGTTTGGTGGATACCCAGGTTCACGAGACCTGGCGGATTGCCAATCCATGAAGATGTAATGAATCCGCATCTGGTCACTGGTGATGATGTCTGGGGACAACCACCGGTAGATGCTGCCCTGCAGGATGTAGTCTTCATCTTTGGTGCTGTTGATGAAGGTGAACACCGACGTGGATTTGAAATCCTCCACCTGACCTTCGGCTACGAAGTCGTACTTACCGGATATCCGGACACCGTTAATGTCCTTGTAGCGACGTTGCTCCATGTACACAGGAACAATGTCCGGGTCTTGGGCCAAGTCTTCTGGTGAGGGGTTGACCCGCACACGGTCGATCAGCCGCTTGGGGTAGCCCAACTCAGTGAGGGCAACCTGATAGTTGTCTTTCCAGGCACGCTCAATACCGTCATGAATGGCATTACCCAGTCGAGACTTCACCAGGTTGGACACATCCGTAATGGATTCAGACGGCGGTACCCGTCCAGCCAGAATGATTTGTCTCAGTGGTTTAATCAGGGCGGTTGCAGAAACGGTTTGATCGTCATGATCGTAATGATCCGTTGCCAAAAACACAGCAACAGCTAAGGGTATATTCCCCTCGTTGATGTATTTACGCATGGGTTAAGTCCTTGAATGAAATACACGGGGTAATATCCCGTTATTGTGGGAGGTTGTAAGCTTTAATGATTGTAGGTTCCAGTACTTCACCAAACCAATTGAAGTAACGTACCTCCGTTAAGTATTGGTCTTTGGTAAGTACTACTCTTTCACCGGGGACTAGGATTCGGTAATACCGGTATTGTCCCTTAACTGTTAACAAGCAATAGCCTGTAGTAAATCGAGGGGTATACCGGTACAGAAAATCACATCCACGGTTAAACTTTCGGATAATTAAACGGAGCATTACGCTTCCTGTGACAGTGCTCGCGTCTCAATGGCCACCATACGCTGACCGAAGTGAGCTACCTTCTGTGCATTCCTCAGCGGAGTATCTCCAGGTTTGCCGTTACCAAAGCGATCCGCACATTTGCGCCAGATAGCCTTGAAGGCTTCTCCTTCCTGGAAGGTCATGCCGAGGGCTTCGATGATATCTTCACACTCAGCCGTATAGGCCTTAAGGCGCTTGGGGTGGGTAATGTCCACGAGCCAGTAGTCATTATCACCACCAGAGGATTGCTTAGCTTCTAGCAATACACCGGTGTTTCCTTGACTGAAACTACGTGTGTTTGATTTGTTGGTTTGCCGTTGTGTAGGTGCTTCTTTCATTAAGCACTCTACGCAGTAATCCAGATCGTGCATCGGATTTATTTCATGGGAACAACCAATGTTTTTACATTGCGGCATGGTTTACCTGTATATATCGAGCAGGGGAGTTGCTTATTTAAACAGAAAAATGATCCTCAAGGAAAGGTAAAACAAACTTGACTGCTCTTAAATACTTTTGAGCCTGCTTTTTACCTAAATCAGTCATGGTTTGTATTTCACGAACATTTATCATCTCGATACATTGAAGGATGTTATAGAGACGGTTTATGTTCAATGGCCTGGAATCATTACTGTCCAGTCGTGATGCAGCATCAATCCACTCAGCCACTTCGCACCCAGGTGTGTTGGGCCGAACAAATTGCATCGGAACCAGTACGGTGTTGGGTACGTTGGAGGCTCGTGGTTGCTTCTGCGTGTTCGCCTTACCGGCGTAACGTATCCGGTCAATCCCGGAGTTACCTAACCTCTTGGAAAGGTTAGTCATTTCGATGATTGGGGCAATATGCATAGGGTCTTCTGTAAAACGCCTCTTATATATAGGGGGTAATTCCCCCAGGTCCTCCGGTCTGTCAGACCTGAAGGAATTACCCCCGCTTCGCATCTCTTCTGCTCATCTACCTTCCACCCTTCTGGGTGGTGCATTCACTGCCCGGAGGGCAGCTAACCCTACTTTGCAAGAGGAAAGAAGGTTTCTGCTTGTTTCATGGCTTCAAGGAAATGCTCTTTGAATTCGCTGCTAAACCATTCGGTAGTACCCTTACTGGGTACAGCCTCGAAGAAGTTATTGATCGTTGTCAGGATTCTGGCTTCAACTTCTACAGCATCCTGAAACATTTCAGTAACCGCAACAAGCTGAACAGAGTTCCTTGGTCTATTTGAATTATACGCTAGTAACCTCTTGTGAAGGTTGGATGTTCTTCCGATCTTGATATAGTCAGGTTCGGTACAATCATGGACCATGTAGATGAACCCCCGATTGTCTGGGGGTACTACAAAGCTCTCTGTTGAGATTGCAACCAGAGGGTTTCCATCTTCTCGTAGATAACGCATGTACTTACTCCGTGATGGCAATAGCCCCTACCGCTCCGCTTCGGGGCTATTGCCTGGTTCGGTCACCCGCTCCTGGGTGTCAACTATCATGGCTTAGATTTCGCAGGCACCCCCACTGCACGCCTGAGCGCCGGTGGTATTGATATCGACATACTTGGGTTGTGTGAGTACCGCGGTAAAGTCGATGGGCTTCAGAGACCGCTCAATGGCCTTCCAGCGGTGCAGGTTGTACACGTCCTTGAGGCAATCGGTGGTGGCCTGGAGGTCACCTGAGAAATACCGTTCTGCAAATTGCAGCGCACGACGTACCCAGTCCCGCTTCAGAAGATCGTGAGAGCCATGCTGCGACAGGTTCTTACCTTTCTCCGTGGCTTCAAAGCAGGCTGCCCAGAGGTCACTGTTGAAGGCATGCAGGCCATCGACCAGCAAACCCGAGGCAAACATGGCGGCATCACCGTACTTGGTATAGATCTCATCACCGGTCAGGACTTCCTGGAACGGGGCTTGGGGATACGCCTTGTCGCCGCCTTTGGCCAGCAGGGATACCCCGGCAAACCACTGACGATTGTCGTACAGATACTGCTCGACCTCGTCCCAGTCATCGACTGAAATGGTATTGGAGACGTTGTGACGTAGACGTTTATCCACGCAGAACTCATCCGCAGTACCATACTCTACCCAGAACTGTTGGGCTTTCTTGACATAATCCAGTTGCTTCACACCCAACAGATCCCGTTTGAAAATGGAACCTTCCTTGGCAATCAGCGGGAAGCTGACCATCTTATCGGTACCGGTGGCCGACCAAACAGAGTCTTCAACCATTTCCGGATTCTGGCGGATGATCTCTTGCAGGCCTTCATCCATTTCGTTCATCTGCATGTTGCGGAAGAAGCGAGGTGAGTGTTCACCGTGAATACCTGAGGAGGTCCCGAGCATGACGGAGGCATTACCACTGGGCTTGACACAAGTTGTCCGTGCGGCCGGGTTGATACCTAACAGTTTGGCCATGATCTCATTGGTTTTGCGGACTTCCAGGGCGCCGGCTTGCATGTTGAACTCGTCGAACAGTACGTCCGGGTTGTTCATCCAGCCAGTGATGGAGACACCAATAAGGGCTTCACGTTCTACAATGGACTGGGTAACCCCGTCATCGTCCATGTGAGGAAAGTGGGTGTACCCAGCTTGCAGTGTACCGATGATGGAGCCAGCTTTGGCTGCAATCAAAAGATCTTCCAGGGTGTTGCACTTGGAACCGTTGATTTCGGAGAGGTTACACATCTGCCAGCCAGAACGGCCTTGTGCATCGTAGCCTCGCATACCGATTTCAACACAGGGATTGAATACAAATTCCAGATCTTCTGTGAAGATAAAACCAGGCTCACCAAAGTCACGGACAGACTTCATGATGTGAGCCCACTCTTCCCGGGTCAGCTCGTCACGCTTGAGAACGACGGAGTTGTTGGATCGTCCCCGTTGTGGGTTCTCGTTGAACCAGTTACCGGTCTTGGCGTTCAACATCTCCTGATCGTCTTTGCTGAACATACAGATGGTGGCTGATCGACGTACACCGCCACTGAGGACCGCATCAGCCAGGTGCATGACAATGTCGTACACATGGATGGGTCTGAGGCGATTACCTTCTCTGGTGGCTCTCTGGAGCAGTTCTTCGACCTTTGTCAGAGAACTCCGTAAACCATCAGGTCCGGGTGCTTTGAAGCCACCGGAAATCAGTGCACCTTTTGGACGAATCAAGCCATAGTCAAAGTTGACGTGATAACCCTGGTACTCTGGTTTGGGGGCATCGGATTCCAGGAAAGAAGAGATCAGGGCATGCACTGCATCTTTCCAGCCTTCAATACTGTCCTCAATGACGAACAGCTTACTCTCGGAACTGCGTGCTTTGATGTTGGGCAACTTGGCAACGTGGTGCTTCTGCACGGAGAAGCCAGCACCTGTACCGCATAACAGCAGATATAGAGCCTGACCAAAGAAGATCGATCGATCGGCGTAGGTCGCTGCACAGTTACCTGTTACCACTCCGTTGGGCATGATGAACGAACGGTCTTGATTTACTTCTAAGCACCAGGCAATACCGGATTTTACGGCTGGCTCGATTGCTTTGACCTTCCAGCCTGCATTGTATTTGGAGCCCATATTATCTGAAGTACGGAAACTAATTGTGTAAGGACGTTTTCCTAAGTTGGTTTGCTGATCAGTAAGATCAGTCTCAGAAATAATCCAGACTCCAGCGATAGGGAAACATTTACGTATAAAATCAATGTGATCCGTATCTGAGCATTGAATTGAAGTGTACCGGGTACCGTGGTTATTACGGCTTTTCTCACCATCTGCTTGAAGATAACCGGCAACAAATGCTCGGACCATCTCAGGGGAATCTACAGAAGGATCTGGGGCGGTTTTTAGGTAGGTACCCGTGTAAGCATACGCATCACCTTTTAGCGAATCGTGCGTCCCTGTTTTGAAGCCCATTTCCTCAAAACGTTCTACAAACCGAGCATCTTTTCCACAAAGCCTGATCATGGAGTAAGTATGTGTCCCGTTTTTCTTAACACGGGTACCGTCCCCATAGACCATCCCATAACACCAGTAAAGGCGTTCTGTAGGTGTTGCTAAGTCGTAATCAAACTCACCGAATGCGTTTTGAGGTTTCAGTAGGTTATCGCCTACTGAAAGGGTGGTGGTTTCAGAACCATCCTTGAGTAACCATCTGTGGTCAGATGTAGCAAAAACTTCCGTTTCATTAGTTCCTTTACAGAGGGTGATGCGGTTAAATTTTTGATGCCCGTAGGAGCGGACAATTGCTTTTTGCCACTTACCTGTGTGGGAAGCAACAACCACTTCTTCACCGTCCTTACAATCACGAAAAGACCTGACACCTGCAGAGGTTACGAACTGCTCGGCTTCGTCAAAACAGTTGTAGACCTTGGCTTCGTGCTTGAAGATCTGATCACCACCAAACTGCAGTGTCCGTTGTGCCGCCAGCAGACGCTGGTCGAGATAGGCGTCTTCAGCAAACTGGATCATTTCTTCCAGTTCTGGTGTCATACGGTCTGCGTACTTTGTGCGGTGCATGTTCATGACACGCTTGACTGCTTGTTCCCAACTTTCAAACGCTGCTACATCTTCTTGCCAACGGGAATAGTCCATAAAGAACTTGGCATCCTGCATCATGGTTTGACCAATGCCCTTGGCAATAGGCGATTTATCAAACGAAAGGATTTCTCCCATAAATAACTCCTGAAAGGTATGAGATAAAAAAGGGCCAGAGATTTCTGGCCCTATAAGGGAACGGACTATGTAATCAGAAGTAAAACAGGTTTGCCTGTTTATTTAGTCTACAAGTGCCGACCAAGAGACTGGATAAAGTGGTCTGATAATCTCATCCCATTGTTTAGCCAGGTCTTGGATTTCTTTTTGGGCATGAGCATCACTGCGTTGAATATACGCGTTGGCCCAGGCATAGAGTGAGCCGGTTACCCAGTAGGTTGTAAGCATGGATTGAGGCAGAACCATCCTGGCCTGTTCGGGGGCAATGCCGCGATTGATCATCTGGGTATAGAGCAGGCGAGCGTCTTCAACGAAGTTCTCATACTCGGACTTCCAGTACCCCTGTTGAGTGTCGGAGACACCTCCACCACTACCTTGCTTAATGCCACCGACTGGACGGGCACGCCAGACTTCCGGCTCGTGAAACTCCGGCGTATCATCCACATAGCGACGACTTATCTCGTTATAGGTGAAACCAACCATGTGTTTGACTTTATCTTCGATGGGGAGCGTTAATCCCCACCCGTTCTCTTATGAACTGCTGCATGTTTCCATGCAGAAGAGACTATATCATCACCCTATTTCTAGGGGCTGGGCGCTTCCACCAGACTTCTGGTGTACTTCCTCACGGAATAGTCGTTGAACCTTCTCTGCAAGTTCTACAGAGCTTGGCTGCTGATTGCCCTCGTCTTTCTCGTTAGGGGTTTCCAGCAATTCACCCAGTTCTTCCTCTATGAATTGCTTCATAGGGCGGCTTAAGCTGTATTCGCCTTTAGCTTGATCAAACTCAATAAGACCCATTTTGACCAACGACATAGACAGTGTTTCAAGCTGTGCATGTACGTTTCGGTGGTGGGCCATATTGTCACAGAGGTACAGATTTGTTGGTCTGAAGTCCTCTTTGTCACCGTTTACATGATGTACCTTTTCCTGTTTGGTAACTAATCGACCAATAAGATCGCTCATTACCAGACGATGGACAGGCATGTATCCATGGTTTGTGTTGGTTTTACCTACCCACACCATCGGGTAACCGTCTGAGTGCGTATAGATATTGCCAATGTTCTTGGGCTGTTGTTTGTACCCTTTATTCCAGGGTGTCTTTCCCAAGTTGGTCAGTTTGTTGCTACAACGGTAACAACGGTGAACGTCTTTTTTATAAGCGTTCCAGTAACTGACACGTTTTTCATCACCACAGTCATCACATATACGGGTAACTTGATCGCCGGCTCTATCTTTCAACATACTACTTTTCCTTTGTTTGTTGCTTGATAAATGAGCCTAGCATAGCTATCGACAAATAACAGAAGTTTACCGTTGCCTGGCTACAAAGATCGGGACGGTTTCCCGCATGGAGATCATGGCGTGAGAGAACGGTGTCCAATGAGTGGGCATGTTCTTGGCCCACTTGAGCGTGGCTTCAATTTCTTCACAGGCATACGGATTTTCTGTCTGGTCTTTAAGGCGATCAATTGCATTGTCCCAATCGGACTTCATACATCCACGGGCCAGGAATTGAATTAAGCCATAATCCTTTTCAGTCAATTCTTTGGATACAGCGTTGAAGGAGACCCTTGCGGCGTTCGTGACTGTTAAATCCGACCCCATATGGTCTAAGTACTCAGCTAACATAATACAATCCTCTTACTACTTTGTTGATAACAGTACGGGATACTCCATACTGTTCAGTGAGTTGTTTGGTAAATCCTCTAGGTGCTCTCTTACCGTTTAGTGAGGCGTAGGCGGCTTTAATTTCCTGGACTTGCGCAAGAGATAATTTGGCGTTACGGGGTGTTATCCCTTGAGCAGCTCGGGCCTTTTGGGCTGCTTGCTTACGGGAAAGTGGACACTTATCCATCTGGTTTTGTGAACTACTTCCAAGAAGGATATTGTCCTTGCTGAAATCGAGAGTGTCCCCATTCCTGTGACGCACTTGTATATTTTCTACAAATGCAGCTTCACCATAAAACTGGTATGCAGCAAACTGGTGTATAGGAATGCCATAAACCATCCCTCCCCAGTTAGTAGAGAACGTGGGGTACCGTTGTTTACCATGGCAACCAATTTTCAAAGGACCTTTTGGACCGATGAGTTGGTTCCCCTCTACACGATATCCTCGGGCTACAGCTTCTACGATGCGTTGTTGTGTTTTCGTCATAATAAATCTCCAGAGTGTCGAAGCTATAATGCAGAGTTTACAACAACAAAGCTAAATTATTATGGCTGCGTTCACGGTTGTAAGGTCTGATCCCATATGATCGAGGTATTCAGCAAGCATTGTGTATTACCTGTTTGGTTTGATTAGAGACTCCTGCATAAAAAACAGCAAGCCATTAAAGTAGGGGGTAACATAACCAGTATTGATTTTGGGTCGGAGACTATATATGACTACCCCTTTATTTGAAATATACCGTGGTGATGATTATGCCTTTCGGGTCATTATCAAGGATGAAACTGGTACGCCTGTTGATATAACAGGTTGGGAATTCATGGCAACCATGAAAATTGATTTCACCAAAGGTGATGAAGAAGCTCCGGTGAAAGTAAATATTGGTCCTATGTCAGGTACAGGTGCTGAACAAGGTGTTTGTTTCCTAGTACTTCCGCATGAACAGACACAAAATCTTTTGGCACCATCGGTGTACTTCTTCGATCTGCAGCGTGTCTTCAATGGAATCGTGACCACCGTAATTAAAGGACGTGTACGTGTTCATGAAGACATCAGTCGGAGGACGGAAGCATGAGTACAGTTCAGGATATTGAAGTTCAATTCGCTGTCCCGGCTATGGATGTACAGACTGGTACCTACGGCAAGATCGTTCTGACCGCTGTACTGCAGACAGTCCCTGCAGAAACTGTGATCTATAACGAGGAGCTGCGTCAGTACATTGAGAACATTAAGCTGGAGATTTCTGAATCTGTTGAGAAGATCACTCAGGATCTGTCGGTCGATGTAACTGGTCGATTAGGTTACCGTTTTACTGTGAACTCTCAGGCTGGCAGCTCCTATACCTTGACGCTGGAGGATGAAGGTACCTTGGTTCGGATGACTTCCAGTCAGGAAAACCAGGTGATTATTCCTGATGAAGCAACCGTTCCTTTTGAAGTGGGAACCATTGTAAATCTTCGTCGATCTGGGATAGGTGAGACTGTCGTTGTTCCTGCACCCGGCGTGGTAGTAAATACTCCTGATAGTACGATGAAGATCGACGACAAGAATCTGGGGGTAGGGCTGGTCAAAGTCGGTCCGGATGAGTGGGATCTGGTGAAGTCTTTCACCGGTGTACCCATGAGTGAGGTTACGCAACTTATCGATGATATCGAGGGTGCAATCACTGCACAGGATGAAGCGCAGACTGCCCTGGATGACAGGGTTTCGGATATCAATGATACCCTGGCATCTACGATTGACACTGTGAATCAAACGCTGACTGAGTCTGTCAACAGTGCCATTGCCAAAGTGGAGAAAGCCATAGAGGACTTGGGTAACGTAGCAACACTTTCACAGTTTGGGAGTCTGAAAGACGATACCGGCTACCAAAGACTGCCTGGTGGGTTGATTTTGCAATGGGGTAAGACCGCGTTACTCAATAAAGATGAAATGGTGACTGTCTTACTGCCAGTATCTTTTCCGAATAAAGCATTGAATGCACAAGCTACAACAAACAGTACGACTACCGATGACAATGATGCAATTGCTCGTGTGATCTCTTTTACTTCCACAAACATACGTGTACGTAACGAAGGGGCGAATAGAAAATCTTCGTCCTCAGCAGTAATTCACTGGTTTGCGGTAGGGTATTGATATGGACCAAGTAACGAATCTTCAGTATTCCGTTACCGGCCCCAACGGTGTCCTGATTACCTGGGATGTGGTTACAGGTGCAACCGAATACCTGGTAGAAATCCGCCAAAATAACGAGGAGCTGTTTTCTCAGACCGTGACGGTACCGGAGGTACCCTATGACCTAATCACCTTTGGTGAGTTGTACGAGGTCTTAGTGAAGGCGACAGACGGTACCGAAACCAGTGACCAGAAACGGTTGGTGGTGTATCTGGCTACTTCTTCCTGGCTTCCTCGTGTCACGGATCTGGCTTACACAGAACTGGGTACCCGAGATGGGTTTATTGTTACCTGGGGACCTTCTCAAGCAGCCACCAGTTATCGGCTGATTGCTGAGACCTATGGTGACAGCCCTGTGGTGGTCTATGACGGGGTAGCTACCAGTCCTTTCACCTTAAATGGTTTGGCAGAAGAAACCTTGTACAGGGTGACGGTGATTCCGGTTAACGGGGCAGTGGAAGGTATTGCTGCAACGGTTGTTGGCTGGATTGCTCCTGTGGTGGATTCTTCGAGGAACAAGAAGACCAGTCATTTGTTGTTCCCGGCAGAGGTGCAAGCAGACTACCGATTACTGTACCGACAGAATATCGAGAATATGCGTCCGCTTCGTGAAGACGAGAGATACTGGCGATTTGTTGATCATTTTGATTTTATTGATGGACCTCCTGAAATTGGGGAGGTATACACCAAAGAGAACATTACTTGGAGGGTGGCTCTGAAAGGCGGGCCTTCAGGTGATAACTCGACTATTTACGTTACTAAGTTAGGTGAACGTGATAGTGAAAACGTGTCTCAAGACATTTACACACACACCGCTGCAATAGATGCTGTCTCATTAGAATTTGACCAAAATGGGCGGTTGCTGATTTTATTTGAATCTCTCGGGGAGATTTTTCTTTATTGGTATGATCCATTAGAAGAGCAGACTGTTCTTAAATCTTTTGGATTTGGACGCACTCCTGTTGCTTGTACAGATAATTACTGGAGATTGGGAGGGTCAGCAGCTTCTGAACGGTTCATGTTCTTCGTGGAAGACCCCAGTCGCAAAATCGTAGCCTACCGTCAGTTGGATCGGTATGACGTGAAATACGTTATAAACCCTGAAGATTCTCGTGAGGTCCTGGAGTTGCTACAAGTCAGCAAAACCTTGGATGGCGGGTTAGCCGTTGTAGCAGCAGTACAAGAAGTTGATGGTTCCGTTGTGCAAGTTGTCTGGGTATCTCGTGAAAATGGTGCAAACTCTAAGCATGTTAACTCGGATCGAGATATTTGGAGTGCTGCTACGATGCAGCTATCTTCAGGGGCTGTCTCACAATTCTCAGTATATGATGCGCGTAATGCGATACACCCTGTTAGAAGTACTGCAGGTTTGTCGTTCAATTCAGGTGTGTTTAATTTAATAGACTCTGTTGTAAATATTGGTAAGCCTGGAGGCAGCTACCAAGGTACCCATGAGAGTGCTGAAATGTTCTTCAATCAACCTGTCTTTACTTTGTATAATGTAAGTAAGAAAGCAAGCTTACTAAGTGCAGAGGAGCTGCAACTCAGTGCTGGACAAATTACTCTTTATACTGAATTTGTAGACATAAGCCTCAATGACTCGGCAGCCATGACATTTGAGTCAGGATCGCTTAACAACTTTTCAATTTCCTAAAGGAATACGCATATGATGATAAATAACCCATTTAAGATGAATGGCCTTTACGGAATTACCGTAAAGGACAGAGAAGGCCAATTGGTTGCTGGAAAACAGCTAGGCATAACAAGTAATACGGTGACTTATAACGGGATTCTAGAATTCTTTTTTGGGCAGCGTATGGCGGGTGGCCTTGTGTGTAAAGTTGGTACAGGGAGTACAGAAACATCTGTTTTAAGTACTAACTTATCAAACGCCATAAACAGTTATTCTCCTACTACGTCTCCCACGACTACTGAACGTACTACTTGTGAAGTAGACAATGGGGATGGCACCTCTACATTTACGTATGAATACGCTTTTGCTTTTAACCTTGGCCAAATTGTAGGTACGATCACTGAAGTTGGAGTAGTCGTCAGTGACAGAGCCTACTACCCGCTTCTTTGCGGTCAGCTTATTAAGGATGAGTTTGGTAATCCTACTTCAATAACGTTGCTTGAAGAAGAACAGTTAATTGTTACCTATGTTATGGAGTTCACAGTACCTAATGCCCCAACAATTGTGGGCACCGGTACAGTTACTGATGCAAATGAAGCAGTGATTGGTTATACAGTCTGGGCACAACCTTATTTTATATATCCTAAAGGTACTTCGAATGGTTCCAATTATTTACTCAGAATACGCGATGGGTATAGGTCTGCTAGTTTTAGATATAACAGTTTTATCGGATCTGATGGTCAATGCTTTTACGTAAAACTCTTTCAAACTGTTAACGCTTCAAGGGAACTCGTATTAGATCCTACACGCGTTGTAATATCCCACGATAAGTTGACGGTTGCTCCAGGTGATTTTGCTTCTAACGACATTAAGTATATTGGTTTGTTTGGAGGTTCCAGATCTAACTCAGTTTCAGATTATCATGTTGATCTGGTAACTAGAGAGGTTGTACAACGCAACAATTCACACACTGCTTTTCTAGTTGAATTTGATACTCCTATATCTAAATCCAGTGCAGAAGCACTTACTTACGATTTCTCTGTAGAGATGCCTCTGTAAAGTGGGCAATGCTTATGATTGATTTATCCATGTTTCAAGAAGTGGAATACCCCTTACCAGATATACCGGTAAGGGGTAAGCCTATTGTGGGGCAGGAAGTGTTAGGTATACTGAATAACAAGTACCAGTTTGCAGTCCCTCTAAATTTAGCACCTGCAAATGCCTGGGCAGTTTCCCCAAACAACGCACAAGCGGCTATATATACAACGCGTTTTAATGGGTTGATCTTCAATGCCAAGTGGCAGAGTACTGCTTCTACATGTTTAACATACTGGCAATGGGGGCCTGGGCAATGGGCTCATGAGGTACCTGAAGAGTGACTGTACAAATTACCAATAATGCAACGACAGAGATAGGTAATCCTATAGACCGGGTTGCTATCTTTGATTGGATAACTTGTGAGTTAATTGCCTTGGTTTTCCCAGACAGTAATGGGGATTGGTTTGTAAATATTTCTGCAGGTACTTATGGAATTACATATATTGCAGATTCACATGCTCCACAAACACATGGACCGTACATAATAGAGGAACCAGCACCATGATCGAATCCGTTGTAAATAACGCAGGAGAGCTTCTGCAAACCGCCTCTTATATCGTGGCAGCAGCTGCTTTGATTGCAGCCATGACCAAGAACGAATCCGATAACCGGTGGGTGGCACGTACCCGTAAAGTTCTGGATATCCTGGCTTTGAACATTGGTAATGCCAAGAACGAGAAGTCCAACAAATGAAACAGACGCTCCTTGCACTCCTGTATCTGATCGCTTCCTGGTTTGAGCGGGCACGCAAGGAGAACCAATACACCGAGGATCAAGAGGAACGTAATGTATCTGAGAACGATCCTAACGCTTGGTTTGATGCTGAGTTTAATGCTGACGGTCGGGTGCACAAGCCTGGGCCAGATGCCACCGGAACCCAGCAAACCAACGTTGATTAGAACGGAGGTCCCCGGGCTTCTGTGTTATGACCAAGAGAACGCCAGCCGACTGGCTGCGTATATCCAAGCCCTCCAGCGAGGGTACCGGTAAGACCGGACATAGGGCCCCTACGATTGGGGCCCTTTCTCGTTTCAGTGCAGTGCGTGCTGGTGGCCCAGTACAGACGAGACAACTTGATCAACGCGTTCTTGTACAGCTTCCGGTGCACAGTACTCTTCCCATTCACGATCAGTAAACGGTTCGGCATCTTCGTCGGTCTTCATGTGAGTGATGGAGGTCTGACCAAAGTCTGTGTCACCGGCAATGAGGTGGTCGATCTGGAAGGTGGTGGTCATCATGGGACGTTCGTACTCGCCGTTCCATCCGCGCATTAAAAGAACTGTGGTACCATGGTGCTCAAGGGTACGGCACCACTCATGAGGATGTGACATAGGGGAATCTCCTGGTCAAATTTTCAGCAAAGAAAAGCGTGTATACCCACATGTATACCTGAGATGTTTTCGCATTCAAGTACATGAATTTTAACCGCGGTTAGGGTTCGCCCGCCGCTACCACTCAAGTGTAATCCAACCTCCTCAGACATAGCAAAAACCCACCAATACCTAGCTCTAGCGCCTAGATTCAGGTCCTCACACGTCATCAGACGTACTCGTATTAACACTGTTCAGTGTGTATACCCCGTTGTATACTCCGGTTCGGGTATACACGGAGGCACTATGAAACGCTCACAGATTAAACGCCGGCCCTTGGCAGACAGCGTCCTGAACTCATTGGAGCCGGATACAAAGGACTATCAAGAGAGGGACAGCGAGGGTCTGTACTTCCGGGTGAAAACCAATGGGGGTAAATCCTGGGTATTACGGTACAAGCGCCCGAACGGAAAATGGGCATGGAAAGGTTTGGGGGGATTTCCGGGAGTATCCGGACGACTGGCTCGGGAAAAAGCCAAGGAGTTGCTGACGCTGGTATCGAACGGTGAAGACCTGGCTCTGTTGGATAAAACAGAAGAGCCGAAGGTGATGTTCAAAGACGCCGCAGAAGAATGGTATGACCGGAAAGTAAAAGCCGGCAGAGTGAAGGGGAGTCTGAAACAGTATCGGCTGTACCTGGACAAAGACATTTACCCAGTGATCGGTACCAAGCCATTGGACGAAGTTACCCGGGCAGACTGTGCACGGATACAGTCCAACATGGAAGCCAGGGGCGCCCATGGTATTGCCAGTAAAGTACGGTTGTGGATCAATCAAATCTTTTCTCTGGCCATTGGTCAGGGCAAATGTGAACTCAATCCAGCCAGTGAACTGAGACACATTGCTGAGCAACGGCCACAGGAAAAACCTCATCCGCATTTGTTGGAACCAGAGTTACCTGAGTTCCTTAAAGCATTGAGACAGTCTCAGAGTAAACGTACTACTGTGATCATGACACGATTGGTTTTGCGTACAGCCTGTCGACCAGGTATGGCCCGATATGCAGAGTGGTCAGAAATTAATCTGAGCAATGCCTTGTGGACCATACCGGCTGACAAGATGAAAATGCGACGGGATCACATCATTCCTCTGGCTTCCCAAACGATTGAGGAGCTGACTGAGCAACGACAGTATTCCGGAGCAAATCGCTACGTATTCCCTGGCTTCGGACCGAAAAACCCGACCATGAGTGAGAATACGATTAATAAATGCCTGCGACTTGTGGGTTACAAGAGCAAGCTGGTGGGTCACGGTTCCCGGCACACCGCCTCTACGTTATTGCGCGAACACGGTTGGCATCGGGACTTTGTCGAGATGCAGCTGGCCCATGTAGAGGGTGGTGTAGCCGGGGTATACAACCAGGCTCAGTACCTGGAACAGCGGAAACAGATGATGCAGTGGTATGCCGACTACCTGGACTACTTGGAGTTTGGAGGTACAGCACCTTCTGATCCTGGAACAGTTTTAGACATCAAAGCTTCGCTGTAGGCGTAAATATCCGAGAGCCGAAAGTACACTCGGGAGAATTTATCTTCGCCCCGGGTGTGTCCTTTCGGACACTTCTCATCTTTTTTACGTAATCGATCAAACTCAGCGGGGGATACCCCCAGGATTTCTGCAGCTTGCTTGCGCTGAATCTGAACAAAGCGTGGATCAATCAAAGCAGGGTTGAGTTGTGAAGTCATCAGAACTGTCCCATAAGAAAGGTCACTTCATTATCGAAGGCGTAATAGAACGGTTGATCAGCCATCCAGGTATGTCCGGGTTCCAGGCGAATCATGTAACGGTAGGGCACAGAGGGGCCTGGTTTGGTGGTAGAGGTGGTGACACCGTTACGGTGCAACAACTCATAACCCACAACTTCACCTTTACCGTGCGGTGTACTTACCTGGTATCCGATACTGATCACAGAGTTAAAGTGTGCGATCAACCGTTCTTCACGTTGTTCATCGAACTTGGCATCCGCCAGATCGTAGTCTTCATCGTTGGGTACCAATCGTCCCATGGTTTGCTCCTTCTTGGGTAAACCCCATCGAGGGGCATTCCATAAATTGATGGGAGGGAATTTAAGGTCAGCCCACTTGATCATGCTGGTTCTCGTCGGCTTGTTGTCTCAGGCGTTGTGCTCTTGTGATGATCAAGCCAAGATGAGGTCCATCAAGATGGGGGTACTCGTTATGCACCCACTCTATCGCTGCATCCACCGCCTCGGCCTGCTTTCGGAGGATTGCAGCGCAGAATACCTGCGAAGGCTTGCCGGGGATGCTTCTGGCTCGCTCGTTGTCGATTCCCAAGAAGTCTGCAACTTTCACGAAGGTTTCCCATAGGGACTCGTTCTCGGCTGTTATCCGAGTGCCATAATTCTTGGCGGACTCGTGTAGATCCTTCTGAATCTTGAGGCTTGCCTCAAGATGTTCGTTCTCAGCTCGGGCACAGGCACTGGGCCATACAAATTCAGTGTTCATGGTGTTCCCTCGTAATTCAAAGTCTGCCGTCCATCCGCATCACGGCCTGTTAATTGATACACCGGCAACGAGATGGATACCTCGGTTACTGGTTTAGGTTTCGGTAGCTCCACCAGGTACCCGATAAAGCAGGCAGCCATCAGCAACGGAATGAAGCCAGAACAAGTCTGGCTGTGATACCCAGGGCTCATGCTGCTTTGGATTTATTGGCTTCGGTTTTCCACTTACACCCTGGCCCGGCGTTGACCGTTGGGTAGGATCAAAGACTCTTCCACTGGCCAGCCCCGGTTAACACGGCATTGGAACGATGCTCGGGTAAGAGAGTGATGACCAAACTTCTTGATCAAATCCACTGCAGTACCGGAGACACCAAAGGCGGTGTAGATCTTATTCGGGGGAGTGTAGAACGCAGGACTTCCCTCCATGGCGTCAGCACGGAGTTCTCGATACTTGAATCCTTGCTTACCCTGGAAAGGAAATGTCACGCCACGAGCTCGACAGGCGGAATACAGGGCAGATCTCTTGACACCAAATTGATCCGCTGCATCTTTCCAGCGATACCCGTTCTCAGCGTAGTACTGAATAATGTCTTTCCAGTACAAGCCCGTCTCTTTCATAACAGCATGAAACCGGTCACGAATACTGCCAGAGAGTTCTTCTGGTTTAATGAGGGAGAGTTGATTCTGAAACTGTTGAGGGGTCATGGGCAATAGTGCTGCGTTGATCGTGGATGTGAACAGTGGGTGGCTTAACTGCACGTCGAAGTTTGGCCCTGGCACTGAGGTAATCGTGGTTTTCCCAGTCAACAGCAGAGCAGGCTTCCAAGAGTTCGTGAATTTCTGCGTGACTTAACGCCACGGTGGTAATGGTTTCAGGGTTGATCTTTGCCATGGTATCTATCTCAGGGTAACGCCCAACAATAGGGCATGGGTGAGTAATTCAGGACGCAAGAACGAGTGCTCTTTTTGTGGAATCTCACAGAACATCTGTGATTTTCCATTGTAGAACGGCTCCAGTTCAAACAAGGTACCTCGGACGGTGTCCAGGCATTGGGTGCCGAGAGGAAACAGATTGTCACAGAGGTAGGGAGCGTATTCGGAAGCTATAGGCTCAGGGCTGTCTGGTTTGTAGTACCAATACCGGGGCTCAGTCATGGGTACGTCCTTGGTTCTTTTGATAGGAAGACGCCAGACAGTCCCGTACAAACTCTTGATGCATGAGACGGTGGTGCTCCCAGGCGTACTCTTCGCGCTCTGGAGAACCTTTAGGGTAGGGGTTTTCATCTGACGAAAGTCCATTACGCCAGTCTTCCCTGGCTTGTGCAATAGGAGTCATGGCAAATCTCCAAAATAAGGGTGGGGCCCCGGCCCATGGCAAAACCAGAGCCCCGAAACTGAAAGGTTATTGCTTACGGCGATCAAACAAAGGGAAGTATTTGCAGAGGTTAGCTTCTACTTCTTGTAATGCACGTCCACCGATGTGGGCTGCAACAGCAATGGCTACCGGTAAGGTAAACCATTTAGGTACATCGTCCACAATGTATGGATAGGTCGAGAACATAAGGTAGCCACAAAGAATGGCTGTCATGAACTCAGAGACTACCCATAACAGGGATGCTTGTTGTCCGTTTAACACTCTGCGACTGATGGAAACAATGCCACTAATGGTACTGACAATGAGTGCACCTAAGAGGTCCCAGAAATCCGGAGGAATAGTTTTCGGCATAGTCGCTCCAAGTACAGCATAAGATTGTCCACATTGTAATGCAGCGACATCTACACTGCTTAATTATTTACAGAAACTTGGGACGATTATACTTTTGCATATTGGCTTTGATTATCCGATCCAGTTTACCTGCAATCGTAGTAGCCAATACTCGTGAAGTAGTAAAGCGATTACCAGGAAGAGCATATTTATAACCCTTACTTGTTCTAACTGCTATTACTTCACCATACCCAACAATAACGTTATGGGTAAGTTCAATACTTTGTTTCTGAGGGATTGCAACAGTCATAAAGATATTATCCAGTTAATTAAATTTGACTGGATAATATACAACGAGAAAGATTTATAAAAGAGGTTTATAAATCTTTTTCAAGTTTACTTATTGCAGCAGCCACTTCTACTTCATACTGTTTTAATTCAGCCAGTACTTGTTGAAGCCGCTGCTGTTCCTGCTGCAGGTTCTTCAGAGTCATTTGTGAGGGACAAAGTGACACGTCGGACACCTTCGGCGTTCTCTTTTGTGAGAGTAACGGTAACAGTGCTTCCGTCAGCCACAATATCATCCCCACTTTCGAGGTCGGAGAAACAACGAGCGATGAGACGATCAAAGCCGTCTTCATAAGCCTCTTCGGTAGACTGCTGGGCAGCGTCGATTTTGGCATTGATACGCGCAAAGTGGTCACCAATCTGTTCCAGTTCTTTGGCCAGGATTCGGTCTGCAGTGAACAGGTGATTCATAGCTTCGCCAATCTCAAGTTGGGGATAGCGAGCAGAAGCAGTGTCCATGAGTTCAAACAGGTCACGGTTTTTCTTCTGGATGCCTTTTACGACTTCGGAAACTTCTTTAAGGTGTTGCAATTGTTCAATCAAAGTAACGGTTCCAGTTGTTCAGCAGTTGGGTTAAACCCACAGTAGTAGGCGAGCTTAATGAACACCCGCAGGGATGGCCTGCCCGGAGGACAGGTCCGCCACTTCCAGATAGTGGAGGGTGATATTTCTGTGGATTCAACAATGTCTGAAAAGCAGTCAGACTTCAGGCGTGCATGGACCGCCAAAATCAGGTCACTTAAGGTCATGGAGATCCTCTTGAAAAGAAACGGGATCAGGGGTACGGAGTACCCCTAATCAGGTGAAGCTATCAGGCAATACCCAAACGTTCGTTCAGTCGGCTACGGGCAATGGCCGGCAGCTGAATCACACGCTCAGGGTCTGCCAGGTGAGCAGGCAGGTAGTCGACCAATTCCGGCCAGGCATCACGAATCTGCTTGGTGGTGTTGAACTGGTTCAGATAATCCACAATTTCACTACGTACCTTGGCTTTTTCTTCTTCCCACAGACGTTGTGCACGCTGTGCCTTGGAATACTCAACGTAGTCCTTGTCATCTCGGGGAATGGTGAGGGTGTGGTTGAAACCACTGCCCGGGAACTCGGCCATTTCAATGTACTTGGCTTGGTCTCGTGCACGTACACCCACCGTTACCAGGTTTTCCCAGGTCTCGATGTTGTAGTAGGTATCGGATTTGCCGGTGTACGGGATACCCAGCTTGTTTGCAATCTCTACTGGAAGATCAAAGGACATTGTCGCGCCTTTGTCACCGTTCTCCAGCACAACCTGGAGGTTAAAGGAGCCGGCAGAGCGAACGTGAATCAGTGCACGGTTATCGTCCGTCAAGTGCTCCAGTGCGGTATTCACCGACTTGGTTCGTTCGATCAGATGCTTGAAGGCTTTCTGCTCGGCCGGTGCGTTCTTGCGAACTTTCATCAGACGCGGCAGCAGGGCCATGATGAATTCGGCAAAGGTACCATTGGCTGGTGCAGGGTTGGCTTCTTCCCATTGCTTCATGACTGCGTTGGCAATGTCAGAGCGGTGAGCTTGGGTCAGACGGAGTGATCGGGGTTCTTTGGTTTGGGTCATGGTTAGTGCCTTGTAGAAAGGTATTCGCGTTTGATACGAGACGCATCAGTTGCAGTGAGTTTTTGCTCAAGCCAGGGAGCGGGATACCCCTTACGGTCAAGAACAGTGAATTCAAATTCTTCAGGTTCAGGTGGTTCAGCATCCCCAAAGCCAGAGCCAGTCACTCGCATGGGTCGGTCTTCGGAGTAGTACGTGACTTCGATCTGGCAGGGGATACCGGCCACCCGGGATTCAAACGTATCCATAGGTGACCTTCTTGGTTTGGTTTACGAAAGCGCGGGGAGGCCGGAGGCCTCCTGTAAATAAATGAGTTTGTCCTTGCGGCACACGTAATTGCCGGTGCGTTTAAGAAGATCTACTCCGGTCATATCGTCGTGATCTTCCTCGTAGAAGATTCCGGCCAGTCCCAAGCCGTGAATAGCTTTAGCACATTCAAAGCAGGGTGCTCGGGAGACAAACAGGATAGAGCCCTGAGTAGACACACCTTCTCGCGTCATCTTGTCGATGGCATTGCGTTCTGCGTGTATAACTTCTGGATTGGTTTTAGGCCTCTGTTGTGTCACACCAGGAGATACTTCGTCCCACACAAGAGTGGACTCACAGCAGTTGTCCATACCGCTGGGCATGCCGTTGAAACCGATAGACAACATTCCAGATGCTGTGACCACAACCGCGCCTACTTTATGACGTGTAGCTACGCTTTGGTTTGCGGCCGCCTCTACAACCTGCCAGTACATCGGAAAATACTTCGGCTTATGCGGATTAATGGCCATGACGGGAAGTGAACTTCAACTGTGGGTTTGACTGAATGAATGCTTGTCGAGCTTTATACGCTTCCGGTTGCGAGAATATGGTGTAGTTACTCATGCTGCTTCCTTTTCTTCAGTTAGCTTGGTCAGGTGGGTTTTACACTCCTGCATGATGTCTGTTTGAGTGCAGTTGTTCTTCAGTCCCATGGGGTGTGCCCAGTCCGGGTAGAAGATATCCAGCTCAGCTCCGATTTTTACCGTGTCATGTTGGATTTCTGGCAGCTCTTGCCATTGCATGGATTTGATCAGCTCCTGGTTTACCCACTCAACAATGTCCAGCTTGTTTCGGATCAGCAGGTAGATTGCATCGTGGATCATGGCCACGGGTTTGATATCCAGTTTGTAGGGCGAGGCCCAGACCTTTTCCATGAATTCGTTCAATGCTCGGTTGGTCAGCAAGCCATAAGACTGTCCCAAAGCGTTACCCGCGGTACGCCCTTCAGCTTTCGCCTCATAGGGCGTACTTCGATGATTGCGCAAGGTAGAAGATAACAGTGGGGTTCTGACACGCAGCCCAAAGGCTACAGTCACATACCCGTCAATGGCAGCTTGATCCAGCTTGGCTTGTACCCATTCATCACTCACCTTGTAAAGTTCGTGATAGTTGGTTTCAATACGTTCCGCCTCATCTTCCGGGAAACCCAGGTTGTTCATCAGAGTGAACTTGGTGCCCTGATAGGTCAGAGCAAACGTCGGGTTCTTTGAGCGGCTACGAATTGGGTCCAGGTCTGGGTCCTTCTTCATGGCGTGACTCAGTTCCGGGGTGATTTCCTCGTAAGGAAATAACTCAGGCCAGTAACTGAAAGCCCGCAAACCATGACCATCGAAGCCCGGAGTGTTCGGAAGCTGATCAATGTTGACGTTGTCTTCAGAGTTGATTTTGAGCATTGATCTTCTCCAAATTGCTTAATGCAGTCCTGCGACGTTTCCGACTCACCTCTGCCTTCCACTCATCGGAGAGTCCGTCCTTTTCAGCTTGGATTCGTAACATACGGTTCAAGGTGTTTGGGTGGTTCCCTACTTCAGTGGCTAAATCTGACACAAGTTCTCCGTCTAAAGCGCGCCTCAACATAGCCCTCTTCACATCGACATGGACAAACCCTTTACGTAGACCAGATTCCAATGCGTGTTGGGCAGTGTGTTCAGCCGTACACCACTCAAGATTGCTCCAATGGTTGTGGAGCTTATTCCCATCTTTGTGGTTCACCTGAGGGTGGTTATAGGGATTTGGGAGGAAATGAGTAGCGACCAGGCGGTGAACACTGCACTGGTCACCGTCTAATGTGACGATCAAGTAACCGTTATTGTTTTTCCGTGGGAGTAACTCCCTGTCCGTGTAACCGGAGTGGATGCTTCCATCCTCAGCTACTCGGTACATCTCGTGGTGTGCGATGGGTAAGTTTTTCATAAAGGACATCTCCTGTTATTTGCTCACCATCATATTCTACAATAGTGTCACCTAAGATTGTTTGGGTTTTTCCGTTAATGGTTACTTCGTACTGCCGATCCCCTGAGTACACTCTGAGCTTATTGGGGTCTTTGGTGGTGAGCGCACTGATGTAGTCTTCCAATGAGTTGAAATCCGCACCGGCAAACAGCCATCCGTCTGGCGCCTGAAAGCAGTACTTGATCAGCTTGCCGTAGGTGGAGCCGGCTGGCATGTTCTGCAGGTTTGGATTGGAACTACTCAAACGACCAGAGACAGTGCCTCCCAGATTGAATGAACCGTGCAGGTAAACAACACCATCACCTTTGTCGATGGCTTGCTCAAATGCCGGGATAAACGTTGAGAGAATCTTCTCGGCTTTTGCCCAGGCACAAAGTGCTGAGAGTACATCTATGTAGTCCTGGTTTTTGGTGTGGTTTAACAACTTCTTGATGGTTTTACCACCCGTCGCTGGTTGCTTGGTGTCCGTGAGATCGATGACCGGTAGCTGCATGTCTTCATACAGCAGTTTCTGCAGTTGGGGCCCTGAGTTGGGGTTGAACACCATACGTTTATTTACACGGTATTCATTCCAATCTTTGGGCAGAATCTTGTCCGGATTCTTGGCTTTACCTTTGCGGTCAGCGTAGTCTTTCTTCCAAGCCAGTAGAGTTAATCGGTCT